CCAGCTCGGTGATCTCCTCCTCGAGGAGCCACACGCCGACCAGCACCAGGCCGGTCGTTTCGATGGTGAAGGACCGCGCAGCCACGCGCCGCACGGCCCCGCGCAGGTAGATCTGGCTGACGGGACAGCTGATCGTGGTGCCGTTGATCGTGGGCGGGGTGCCGGAGATCACCGCGCCGTCCTTGAAGACGGCATCGGCGATGCGCTTCAGGCGATCGATCAGGCCGCTCTGGATCTCGTTCAGCTCAGCCGACTGGAGGCCCTTGCCCGCGCGGAACAGGAGCTCGTCGTAGTTGTCGGCAGAACTGAAGCGGTTGTAGTAGCCGGTCAGCGTCATCAGAAGGTCACCACAAAGTCGAACAGCTGCCGGGTCGTGATCTCCCGAATGATCGGCGCACGCCGCTCCAGGACCAGCATGGTGCCGGGGGACTGGATCTGCTCGGGCGTGAGGTAGTACTGGCCAACGGGCACCCCGGCGGCGAGGACGGTGTCCAGGAAGATGGCCGTCTCCCGAATGGTGGACCCGACCCCCTCTGCAAACTCGAAGTGGAACTTGAAGTAGAGGTTGGGCGTCGGGGTTGAGCTGATGCTGAAGCGACCTTCGGGGACGATGATGGCGCCGTTGGCGTCTGCGGTGCAGTACTCGACCTGGGTGGCCTTGCGTCGCCCGATCTCGGCTATCAGCGCGGTGGCGTTGGGCGACGGCGCGGGGGGATTGTTGGTCCAGGCGGAGTTGCCCGTGCCCCATGCGAGGTGAGCGTCGCTGGCCTTGATGGCAGCGGCGATGGCTCTGCGGCCAGACAGTGTCAGGATTGCGGCCATCGCGCCTGCGCCTTTGCGGCCATTGTAGAGGCTGCCCGTGAGAGGGGCAGAGCGGAGAGGTTGGTCATGCTGTCAGCGGAACCGGGAAGGGCTGCGTTGGCGGAGTGAATGGAGCGGTGTACCTGGCGACGTTCTTGGTGATCCGCACCTCATCGAAGTAACCCCAGAAGTAGCTTGTGGATCTCCCCCGTGACCCGAATGTGATCACTGCGTTGTCTATCGACTGAGAAGCGGTAAAGCTGAGCGCTTCTGTGCCGTTGAGATAGACCTTGTTGACGCCTGCGTTTCGGACGTAGGCAACGTGAACCCATGTGTTGATGGGCACAGTGATGGTGCTTGTTGCAGCAGTGCCGCCTATTTGCAGGTAGACCTTGCGGTCACTGTCCAAACTCAGCAGACAGCGACCTGACGCGTTATTGCTTTGCCATTGCGCACAGAGGGTCTGAAGAGTGCTGGTACCTGGCGTAACCGTGTTGTAGATCCAGAATTCGACCGTATGGTTCCCGGTGCCAAGTTTTGCACGATCGTCGGCGCAGAACAGACAGTCGAAGCCTGGGATGTAGACCGATGATCCGCCGAACTTGAACTGGTCGGTCTTGATCTTGACGTAGGTGCCGCCGTAATCCGTCGTGACAGATACGTTGTTCGTGCTGCTGTCGGTGAACGTCGAGCTGTTGTTGCTGCCATCCAGTTTCAGCAGCAGCGCCACGTTCGCGAACTCAGGATCGAACAGGCTGCCATCCATCGTGAAGGTGAATGGCGCTGATGTCGCGCTGTTGCCGAAGCTGTCAGATTGCGTCGCCGTGATCTGCTTGTTGCTGCCCTGCCCGATCGTCGTGACGTTGGCGGCGGTGAACGTGTAGGAGAACGCCCCGCTGCCGTTGATGGCCGTGGTGCCCAGCAACGTCGCGCCGTAGAAGATCGACGCCGTGTTGTTCGGATCGCCCGTGCCGGTGACCGCATAGTCGCCTGCGGCATTGGTCACGATGCTGTCGGCGCCACCGACAGCGGTGATCGTCACAGGACCGATGGTGTAGAGCGAGAAGGTGAACGGAGCCGATGTGCCCACGTTGCCCACAGCATCCGTCTGCGACGCCCGCACGGTCTTGCCGGCGCCCTGGCCGATGGTCGTGATGTTGGCTGGCGTCAAGGCGTAGGAGAACGCCCCGCTGCCATTCGCGGTTGTCGTGCCGAGTGTCGTGCCGCCACTGGTGATCGTCACCAGGAGGCCGGCCTCGCCTGTGCCGACCACCAGATTGTCGTTGGCCTGCAAGGTGACGGTGCTGTCCGCTCCACCGACCGAGGTGATGGAGACCACCGGCGCTGCGGTGTCGATCACCAGGATGCCGGTCGGGTTGCCAGTGAACGCATCGAAGGGAGTGCCGAAGGCGCTCACGATCGTCGCGCCGTTTTTGGTGATCCCGATGGTCTGCAGATCGGAGGTCGAATCTGTCGCTCCCACGGTGTAGGTGAACACCAGCATCGTTGAGCCGCTGCCGGATGTGTATGGCGCAGAGCCACCAGAGTTCAGGACCAGCGAGGGCGTGCCGCCGCTGATGATGACGGCATCGGTCGTTGTGACCGTCAGCGTCACCACCGCGCCGGCCTTCAGCGTGCCGTCGCCATTGGTGATGCCGTTGCCGGTCGCCACAATCGACACCAGTTGCGGCGGGTCCATGATCACCCTGCTGGATGCCACGACATTGACGTCAGGCCATTCAGTTGGCTGCCACGTGAATCCGCCCCACACCTGTCCCTCATACTGAACGCTGACGCCATCCTGACCAGTCGTCGTGACGCCAGCCGAATAATTCAGGGTGTGCCATTCCTCGTCGATCAAGCTCTTGGAGAGGATGAAGCGATCGCTCATCTCCACCAACGCACCCGACGCGTCGCTCACCGTGCTGGAAGCGCTGGCATCAGCCGACACCAGGCTGGAATGGATCTGCCCGTAGCTGATCTGAGGCCAGTCCGGCCGCGGCCGCACCCCGCTGTGATCGCTGAGCATTGCGCCGCCGCTCAGCAGGCTGTCGTCCAGGACGAACCGGCGGAAGTCGTAGACCGCATAGATCCGCTGCAGCCGGCTCCGAACCGGGCTGCTGATGCGCGCCACACCGACCATGTCGTCGATGATCTGCTCACCCGTTGTGGCGGCTTCCAGCCCCAGCTGGTACTCCGACCAGCGGTAGCTGCCGCCTTCTGATTCCTCGACCAGGCCGGTCACGCCAATCCAGCTGAGCGCCAGATGGATCGCGCCAGGGGTCCCCCTGATCCGCTGCCACAGGATCCCTTCTGCCAACGCACGGCGCTGGTTGTTGCCGATGAACGGCAGGATCTCGCCGAGCCCGTACTCGAAGATCAGCCACGGGACGACGCTGTCGGGGATGTTCGTGCGCTTCGCCGTCCGGATCACCGGGACGGGCGGGCCCACGCGCTGCAGGTTCGATGTCGCCCTGGAGAGATTGCGCTCCAGGGGCGTGGCGTTCGGCGGCAGCAGGTCGAAGCGACTAGGTCTCATCGATCACGCCCCGCCATGGTGAGCGTGATGGAACCGAGCGCCGGGGCCTGGCTGGGGCCGCAGACTACATCAGCCGCCGGCTCGGTCAAGACCACGCGCTGCACTCCAGCGGGGTGCAGCTGGGCGATCAACCAGGAGCGGGTGACGTTCCAGCCAAGGCCGCTGGCGTTGTCGAAGGCGCTGGTCAGCCGATCCTCCAGGCCGTTGAAGACCTCGATGGGCGTTTCGGGGTAGAGCCACACCTCAGCGGTCACCGGCACCTGGGTGATCGTCGCCGACGCCACCGTCACGGTGTCCGTGACGACCCGCACGTCGTCGCTCTGCAGGACGGTGTTGACGGCCGTCAGCAGATTGCTGTTCGCGGTTCCGTTGCCCTGGGTGGAGAGGATGTTGACCAGCACCTCCCCGGGCGCGGGCGAGCTCACGGCCGCATCGCGCACCAAGGGGCTGGCCGTCAGGGCCTGGTAGCGATACCAGGATGCGCCGCCGGCGGTGCTGCTGCCCATGATCCGCTCGATGGTGCGGGCCTGCAGCGCTTCGTCTGTCTCGCCGGTGAGGCGGGTGACGCCGTAGAAGGCGGCGAGGTTGTCGAGGTCACCGGCCGTCGCGTAGCGCAGCAGGGTGGCCCTGAGCGCATCGTTGACGCGCTGGCGCAGGATCAGCTCGCGGGCCGCCGCGACCTCGAGGATCTTCACCCCCGGGTCGCTCTCCAGGATCTCGGTGTAGGACGGGTCGCGGGCCTGCAGGTCGGCGATCATCGCCTGCAGGATCGCCTCGAAGGCCAGCTCCTCGATGATCGTGGGCTCTGGAATGCTGCTGAAGTCGATCGTCGCCATCAGACCACCAGCCCCTCGATCTGAATCCGCTCGCCGTTGAGCAGGTAGTACCCGACCAGGCTAAGGGCGATCTGACCCTCAGAGCTCACGTTGTCGATGATGATCTGCTCCAGGCGCAGGCGCGGCTCCCAGCGGTCGAGGGCTTCAGCGGTCGCCGCCACCATCTCGGAGACCAGGCTGTCGTTGATCGGTCGGTCGACGAGGCGCGGCAGGCGACTGCCGTAGTCGCGCCGGTGCACGCGCGTGCCGATCGGGGTGGAGAGGATGTCCTGGATGGACTGGCGGAGATGATCGAACCCGCCGATGGCAGCCCCGGTTGTGCGGCTCATGCCGGCCATGGTCTACCTCCTACGGGTTCAGATCGATTGGAGCTCCCACCAGCTTGAGGTTACCTGCCGCCTCGATCTCGATGTTGCCGGTGGCCTTGATCTTGATGTTGCCCTTCACGTCCAGCAGGAGGGTGTGAGTCTCCCGGTCGTATTCGACGACGGTGCCATCGTCATAGGTGCGGCGCTCCAGGCCGGCACGATCGCCGTTGGCATTGCCATCGGAGAACAGGCCGGGGATGGCGACGCCATTGGCCAGCTCACCCGACGGGGCCAGGATCATCACCACCTCCCCCACCTCGGGGGGATCCCACACCCGGTCCTTGCCAGCCCGGGGGGTGAACCATGGCATCCAGTCGGTGAGGATCTCGCCGTCCTGAAGGGCGACACGGATGGCGGGGAAGCCGGCGGTCTCGCCCGTGTAATCGGCCTCCGAGACGGTGCCGTAGCGGGCGATGTTCGCCAGCCTGCGGGCGTGGTCCGTGTTCTCCGGCGAACCGACGCCAGCGGTGAGCTGATCCGATCGGTTGACGCCAAGCATCAGGCGGTCTGCCAGAGGTAGCGAACGACCGCGGGGATCTCCAGGCCGACGGGCACAGCCGTGGCTTCCTTCAGCAGGAGCTGCGAGGCGAGCATGTGGATGCCGTGGCGGATCCCGTGGCAGGCGGTCTCACCGATGGGCCGGCCAGTGGTGGCCGTGGCGGCCTCCTTGGCCAGCTCCAGGGCGATGCTCAGCCGGTCGCGGTCGGGCTCCTCGAGCTCCATGAACTCGGCGAGGCTGTCGACGTTCAGCGGCAGGTCTTGGGTCGCCGGGGCGTCGATGACCTGCTCTGCTTCGGACTCGGTCTGCGGGCGCTTGCGGGTGGTCATCAGTTGATCGGCTCCTCTTGAGAGAACAGTTCGGCCGTCCCGATCGGGCAGACCTCGCCGGTGTTGTTGGCTGGGCAGCCAGGTGTTACCTGGCCTCCAGGGTAAGCGCCACTGCGCTCCAGTGGACCGTCACCAGCGGCCGCGTCGACGTCGACGTAGGGGTTGCTGCAGGAGCGGTAGGGCGTGGTGTAGTCGACGCTGTAGCGGAGGGTGAGAGCAGCGGTTGCCAGGCTGCCGTCGAACTCGGGATCCGACATGTCGGAGTCGACGAGGAACGGATCGGTGGACTCGAAGCCAGGGATGGTCCAGGTCTGCAGCGCAGCTTCCACCTGGTCGGCCATGGTGTCCAGGTCTGCGTCGATGTCGTCGAAGGACTGAGCGACGACGACGACGGAGACGATGCAGCGCCGCTTCTCGTACCCATTCCAGCCGGAGTCGCTGCGGTCCAGGACCTGCTCGGGTTCGCGGGTGTGAACGATGATGGCCGGCAGCTCGGGCTCCTCGACGGGCATGAGGCGGCCAGAGTGAACGCGTTCCTCAGCGGCGGTCGCGTCCTTGAGGCGATCGACGAAGGCGCTGCGGAGCTGAGTGCGGCGGTGGGTCATGAGAGAGCAGCGATCTGGTCGCCAGTGGTTTCAACGGTGGCGCAGTTGGCGACCCGGTTCAACTCTGGTGTCAGCTCCTCGCGCACGGCCTCGGCGATCTCCGGGCCGGTGGGCACGTCGGGCGCGTTGGTGAGCGTGGTGGTGGTGTCAGTGAGCGTGACCCGGGCCAGCGTCCCGCCGGGCGCCAGGCGACTGCTGACGGTGACATCGATGCGGCTCAGCTCTGTGCTCAGCTCTGTGCGGACCTGGGAGGCAATCTGCGATGGCGTCGGCACCGTGGGCGCATTGGTCAGCGTGTCGACCGTGCCACCAGTGATGGTGCGACTCACGGCCGACCACACCGCTGAGGCGATGGTGGAGCTGTTGTCGATGGCTGTGGTCAGTGTGCGGGTGGCAGCGGACCACACGGCTGAGGCGATGGTGGAGGCGCTCGGCGGTGTCGTGTAACCGCTGGTGGCCAGCCGGCTGCTGACCGTTACGTCCAGGTTGGCCAGCTCTGGAGACAGCTCAGAACGCACTGCTGAGGCGTTGGCCGCTGCAGTTGGCGGCGCGGTGTAGGCCGAGGCAGCGAGGCGTGTGGCGAGCGTGCCGCCGTTGCGCTCCAGGTCGGTGCGGATGGCGGCCACCAGCGCAATCTGGTCGATGTTCTGGTTGCCGATGGCGCCGACGATGGCGTTCAGGATTGCCTGACCGTCGTTCTCGTTGAGAATGCTCTGCTCAACAGCGGTGGCGATCGCCTGCCGCTCGGCGGTGGTAAGGCTGTAGCCGGTGCGATCGAGGGCCGAGTTGACAGCCGTGGCAATCGCGGCGGCAGTGGGTGGCGTGCTGTAGCTGCTGGCGGCCAGCCTGGTGCTGATGGCAGCATCGAGGCGGGCCAATTCAATCGCCAGCTCTGTGCGGACCTGGGAGGCGATCTGCGCAGCGCTGGGGACGCTCGGCGGGTTGGTGAGGGTGTCGACCGTGCCGCCAGTGACGGTGCGACCAGAGGCGTAGGACCAGACAGCAGCGGCGACGGTGGCGGAGTTGTCGATCGCGGTGGTGAGCGTGCGGGTTGCAGCTCCCCAGACAGCAGCAGCGATGCTGGCAGCCGTCGGCGGCACGGTGTAGTCGGCGCTGGCCAGACGGCTCAGCACGTTGGTGTTGATCGTCGTCTGACCGCTGCTCAATCCAGAGAGCTGCGTGTCCAGGTTGGCGCTGCTCATCCCCAAAGCGCTGCGGATGTTTGCTGCGGTGATTGTCGCGGTGCCAACAGTATTGTCAACAGGAACGCCAGACACGACAGATCCCGCTGGTGGAACAGCGCATGTGCCGGTTTTTACGTTAGTCAAGTATTTTACGCCCGCTCTTACGTCGGATGGTTGCGGAATGCTATCAAAATAAGCATTTGGTGGCCTCAGGGAGATGTAGCTCCTGTCTGGCACGCTAAAGTTAATGATTTCAGATCCAAGCATTACGTACTCAATAGAAGCAATGGCGGACTGCAAAATGAGAACACGCGCGCAATAAACGGCTGCAATGCCTGATGTGGCAGCGCCAGCGCCAGTTGCGTAGTACGGCACCAATGGGCCAGTTACCGCTGTCACCTGACTCACGCTTGCGCCAATCACTGCGTTATTGGTTGAGCTGGCATAGCAGCCGCCAACGATCGTGACAGTGCCGTCTCCAAGATTGTTGACCGCAGGATAGACGCCTGCGTAGCAGTTGCCTGTTATGTTAATCGTGCCGGTTGAACCGTTGTAGACGCACTGCGCGTTGACGACTACCGATGGGCCGGTACAGTTACCTGTTATGTTGACGGTGCCAGTGCTCAGGTTCAGGAGTGCATAACTCCTGTTGCCGTTGAGATTGCCTGTAATATTAACTGTGCTGACGTTAGACAACCTGACCGTTACCCCAGCGGTGACGCCTGTAGGTCCGTCGATCTGCCCAGATATATTAAGTGTTCCGGTGCCGTTGTGCTGAATTGTGTAATTAGCGGCACTTGATCCGGTGTGCGAGACGTTTCCAACGATCGATAGAACGCTTTGCTCACCGGCGTGCGTACAGGTGAGAAGCGTTGAGCTGCTCTGAATTAGGTTGGCTTCAATCGTGAAACCGCCTGCTGCTACAGAGAACCCGCCCGATGCTGTCGTAACACCCGTCGCCAGGCTGTTGCGCAGGCTTAGAACCTTGATGCTCTGATTGATGGTTACAGTGAAACCGTTGCTATAGACATCATCATCTACAGCCGGCAGGGTCCCACCGTTCCATGTAGCCGTAGCGCTCCAGTTGCCTGTAGCAACAGCCCAACGAATCGCCATCGCTCAAAGCCCCTTCACGTCGATGAACCGTTGTGCGGCGGCTTCCAGCGTGCTCAGAAACTCGGCCACCGCTGGATCGCCCGTAGCCGTCTCCAGCGCATCGCCATAGACCACCGCCTCCGCCGCATCATGCAGCGGCTCTGGGCCTTCCTCCCCCACTCGATACGGCGTCAGCCGCACGGCAATGCTCACCCCAATGCCATCCGTGTTCCACATCGGCGACAGCGCCAGGTTGGCGGCCAGCTTGTCATAGACCTTGCCGTCGCGTTCGATCGGTTTGCTGGTCGTGATTGCCATGGCTCAGGTGTAGGTGTGACCAGTGCGGCCGGTCCAGGTGACGCCATGGGCGGTGCCCGCCGCCAGGACAGCACCAGTTGATCCAATCTCAATGCGTGTCACAGTCCATGATGCTGTGCCCTCTGCAGTGCCGGCTGGCGCTGTCCCGCAGTAGCTGAAGGGTGCTGACCACGCATGCCGGCGCACACGCGTCGCCAGTGGCCCTTGTGGGCCCGGATGGATCACCTCCACCGCGTCCACAGCGGCTGGTCGGTCGATCTCGACCACCAGCACACCAGCTTCTTCGACGACCTCCACCGACACCGGCGGGGCCTCGATCACCTCCATCGATACCGGCAGGCTCATGGCGTCATCACCGGCAGCGGAGCCGAATGCCCCACGTCAAGCCAGGCTGCACCCTCCAGCCAGTAGAAGCGATCACCATTGGGCTGGATCACCAGCAGGTCCCAAACTCCGTCCTGCACCACTGCTGTCGTCGCCGGATACTGCAGGACCAGCTCGAACAGTCCCGTTCCCTGATCAACCCACTCGACGACCAGGTCGGCGTACTTCGTCGTGCGCCGACGGTCCCACACCTGCGCCACCAGCTGGTAGCCCAGGGCGTTCAACGGCTGGCCAGCAGCCTTCAGCCGCATGCGCTTACGAAACGTCGCGCGCTGCGGAATCGTGATGTCGAGCCGCGCTGGCCGGATCATCGGTTGCTCGTGCGATGGAGCATCACCAGCACGCCGCTGTGCCCATCAGGCTGCGCATCGCGCACCTTGAACACTGCGCCGCGGGCCTCGACCTCGTCGCCCTGCTGCAGCTTGAACGGCAGGTCGTTGCGGTCAATCAGCACCACCGGCTGCGTGCTGCGAACCTGGACCCCAGTCTCGGGATCCAGGCCCACGTAGCTGTCCTGATACACGCCACTGGCGGTCACGCTCTGCCCACGGTGGCGCAGAGTGACAGGTTCCCCCATCACCCGCACCACGGCGGTCAGCGCACGGTTCGCCAGGTCGTTCAGCATCAGACCACGAACTCGTTCAGGCGCACGGTGGCGAACGCCTGAGAGGTGGTCTTGGCCGCCATGAACACCCCGACGTAGGAGTTGTTGGTGGAGACCGGCGTGATCTTCTTCGCGCTGTTGTCCCAGTAGGCCTTGGCACCGGCAACGGCATCGGTGCTGGCACCGGTCGCCGCCTCGAGGCCGTAGACGCCCTCGGTGTGAATGTTGATCACCTCGCCGTTGGCGCCGTCGACCACACACACGCCGAACAGCGCGCCGACCAGCACACCCTGTCCGCCGGAGCGGGCATAGGGCAGCGTCACTTCGACGTAATCACCGTTCTGGATGAAGCCCAGACCGGTGCTCGGATCGTAACCCTTCATGGTTCAGTCCTCAGAGGATGGATGGAGAGAGATTGGATCAGGCGCCGGTGGAGCGGTAGAAGCCCTGGTGCTGAACGATCGTGGCACCGAAGCTGTGACGCAGATAGGTGGTCACGCCATCAGGATCGCGGCCAGACACCGACTCGATGCTGGGGCCGCCTTCGCCATCCAGGTAGCCGTAGAGCATCTTGTCCACACCGGGATAATCGCCCACGATGTAGAACTGGGTCTCGCTCTTCGCGTCCAGGCGCGGCTCCACCACCTTCTGCAGGTAACCGGAGAAGATGTTGACGTTGCTGGTCTGGTTCGGCGTGATCGTGGTGTTGAACTTGTCGAACGCCGTCTCCAGGGTGGTCGGCAGCAGGATGTAGCGAAGCTCCACATACAGCGGCGTGGTGCCGTCGAAGCCCTTCTGATTGCGCATCTTCCGACGCGCTTCCGCGATGCTCGCCTCACCGATCGCGCCAGTGCCGGTGTTGGCGTGATCAGCATGGAACAGCGCCTTGCTGTCCATCATGCAGTTGGCGCCGAGGCTGCCAGAGGTGAGAAGACCCCACATCTGGTTGGCCTCGAACACGGCGACGCCGCGGCCCAGGATCTGAATCGCGCGGGTGATGTAGCCGAGGTTGTCGTTGATGATCAGCCGGCGGCCGACCACCACCTTCTTGCCGTACTCGGTCAGCTTCCAGGAGCCCTTCGACTCGCGGATGGTGCCGGCCTTGTACTCGCCGCCTTCCTTCAGCTCTTCAGGCAGCATCTGGCCGCCGACTTCGATCACGCTCATGTCGCGGAAGTCGGGCAGGTTCTCCTGCCGGGCCATCACCTGCCAGGTCTGGCGCTCCTCGCCGTAGGCCGCCTTGAGGGTGACCCGCTGGATGGAGGTGAGCAGGAGGGGGAAGTCGGTGGTCGAGTGCATGGCGCGGATCGCCACCTCGTCCTTCGACAGGCCACGGGTGTTGACGCCGCTGCGCTCGACACACTCGCGGGCCATGTCCAGCAATGTGCTGCCGACGTACTCGCGAGCCCCGCCGTCGTCCCAGCTCTTGAAGCCGCTGCGGGCCTCCAGGGCGTTGAGCATCGCGGCGGCGCGCTTCTCGCCATGGTCCTGAGTCACCTCCACGCGGCTGCCCACGGTCTGGGGCTGGCCGGCGTGGGTCTTGCTGGCGAAGGCGTCGATGATCGCGGCGCGCGCGTCAGCGATCGGGGTGCCGTCGTTGATCAGCTTCTCGGCAAACTCACCATCGAGGCCGGCCTTGCGGCAGGCGTCGAGGATGTCGCTCACGCGGCGACGCTCACCAGCGCGGATCTGATCAGCATCCACCGCGGGGGCGGCGGGAGTGGTGGCACGGGTCTCAGTGGTGGCAGCGCCTGCTTCAGCCCCACGGGCTTCAGCAGGAGCTTCCTGCAGTTGGTTGGTGGCCATGGGGCTGTCCTTTGAAGGTTCAGTCTCGGGGTTCATGTTAGGCGACTCTTCCGAGCGCACCTGCGCTGCCGCATCTGCCGGGATCGGCACAAGCGACAGCTCGTACGGCTCCCAGTCGACGGCGCGCTCCACAGGCACAGGGCCTGTCTCATCACGCTCCGTCTTGTGCTTCCGGAATCCCACGCTGATGTTGCGCAGGATTCCATCACGCACGTCCTGGAAGAACGGTTCCACATCGGCACGCTTGCTGAAGCGCACCGTCGCGCGGCCTTCGTTGCCGTTGAGCCATGCGCGCTCAACAACACCCAGCACGCTGCGCAGGCTCCAATTCTCATGCGAGTCGAGCAACGGCGCGCCCTTGTTCAGGCGATCCAGTCGCACATGATCCGACTGCAGGCTCAGCTCCTCGATGTAATCGCCGCGCGCCCAGTCGCTGCGCTTCACCTGCGCGCCGGTCGTCCACACCACATCGACGGTGCGAGCCTCGACGTTCACCGTGTCAGGCGCGAACATCGCCCGTGTCTGCAGCAGATCAGTCATCGTTCGTTCGCTCATGTGAAGAGTCTATGGCAGCCCGCCTGCTGGGGCCGGAGCTGGGGGCGGCGTCGCCTGATCTGGCGGCTCACCTGTCGGCGGCAGTTCAGAACCAATCGGTCGCGCCTGCGTGAGGCCTGCAGCGCTCACCTTCCGCGGATCGGTGTCGAGCACCACCAGGGCCGCATCCAGCATGCGGTTCCATTCCTGGTAGAGCGCGATCACATCCTCGGGCTCCAGGCCCTCCATGCGGATCGCTTCCTGTGGCGGCAGGAGGCCGCTCCGCATCTTGCTGATGATCGCCTTGGTGTCGGCTGCTGGGTCGTAGGACTGCGGAGGCGGGGGCGTCCAGTCGGCCGTCAGGCCATCGGTGGGGATCCCGGCGATGCTCGCCGCCTTGAACCACCAGGTCGCGATCGGCGAGAACACCATCGGGGCCAGGAGCTGCCACTGCTCCGCCGTCGTCCGCTTGTTGAACGACTGCCAGCCGAGGCGGCCGGCGCTGAAGTTCGTACCCTGGAAGTCGCCTGTCAAGAGCTCATACGGCACGTTGCCGCCGATCGCACAGCGCAGCAGGTAGGTGCGCATGATCTGGTCGATCTCGCCCACGCTCGGCGGTGAGCTGAAGCGGATGTCCTGCCCGGGCCCCAGGCGCATCATTGCCCCGGGCTCGAGTCGATCGCTCACGTCGCTCTTCTGATCGCTCGCACCATCAATGTCCACGATGATGCCCGTCATGCACGCGCTGATCTTCTGCTTCAGCAGCTGCGCGTCCATGTAGTCGTCCAGGTCGCGCAGGGTGATCATCACCGGCGCAAGGCACGTCACACCGCGCGTCATCCCAGGGCGGTCCGGGCTGAACAGGTGGATGATCTGGTCGGCCGGCACACGGTTCGCCGTCGGGCTCACCACCCGCAGCATCGACTCGCCAGGGTGATAGCTGTGGAGCCAGTAGCTGACACGGCTGCCGTTGGCGTCGTATTCGATGCCGCGCTTCGTCCATCCGCCCTCCGGCATCCCTGCCATCTGGATCCCGTCCTGCTCCTCTGAGATCCAGTCCGCCTCGAGGAGCTGAAGCTGCAGAGGGACGCGCAGCCCCAGGCGGGTCATCCGCGCGCTGTCCGCCATTCGCATGCGGATCAGCACCTCGCCCGACTCCTTCCAGGACCTGACGGCCTTCGCCATCATCCCGTCGAAGTTCAGCAGGCCGTCCCAGTCGCACTGGCGGGGATCCATCGCCCAGGCCCGGAACTCATCCGTCGCGCGCTGCCCCCGTGTTCCGCCGTTGCGCCGGCCTGCCTTCGCCTTGAAGCTCCACCCATGGCCGATCAGCGCGGTCTCCCACAGCGTCACCATCCGCTGCGCATAGGGGTTGTTGCGGACCAGGTCGCGCGCGCGATCGCGCATGTCCTCGAAGCCCACCGCCGTCGCGGCATCGGCGCTCGTTCGCCTGGTCGACCAGTTCTCCGTCCGCCGGCCCCGGGCCGCCCCGTCGTATCGGCGGAGCTGATCCAGCTGCAGGCGCGCCGCCAGCCGGCGTGCACCGGCACGGGGAGCGACAGCACTGATGATCCGATCGAGGACGTTCATTCGTAGTCGCGCGCCGTGGAGATGTAGACCTTCCGCATCGGCTTCGCCTCGTTGATCTTCGATGCAATCAGCGCGCGCGCCTTCAGCAGGTCGCCCATGCTCTGGTAGCGCACCACCTTGTCGTCGTACCGGACCTCCAGGTAGCCGCCGGCAATCGCTTCCTCGATGGCGGCCAGATGTGCCTGCGTGAATGTGCTCATCGGGGCCACCTCCTCGGGGCCATGCTACTCAGTCCCAGAAGCTGCTCCTGCGCCGCGTTGGTTGATCATCCTCCCGCGGCGACTGCTCGGCCTTCGGCGCCATCGCGGCCGGGGCCTCCTGGACGGTGCTGCCCTCTGCCGCCCACCGCTCGTCGCTCCATCGGTCAGCACCGACCAGGGCCGCGGCCGCGCGCGCATAGCACCTGCAGTCCAGCGCCTCGTTCCTTGGCCTGGTCTTCACCCACTCGAACTTCGGATACCCCCGCCGGTCGATCGTGTTCTCGAGGCGCTCCGCCGTGAGCTGCTGGAACCACTCCTGCCCGTACTGCGGGAAGTGGCACCACCCATGCGGCAGGCCCTCGGCCGGATCCTCCGGCGGCTGGCGACGCAGCCAGCCGTAGAGCTCACTCTTCGCCGTGCTGGTGCCCACCGGCCAGACCTTCACGCCACCGCGCAGCGCCTTCCCGTTCCGCAGCACCTCCACCCTGGAGGGGGTGCCGATCACGCTCGTCTGCGACTCCACGCCCTTGATGGCGATCACGCGGCTGGCCGGCTGCGTCCGCACCCACCGGTAGACCTCCTGGCTGCGGTAGCCCGAGTCGATCGCCACCATCCGGATCGGCAGCCGCTGCCCGTCGCCGCGGCCGAACTCCGACCGCACGAAAGTCGTCAGCTCCTTCCACACTGCCGGCTGCGCCGTGTCGCCAGCCAGCACCTGGTAGTCGAGGCTCCAGCTCTCCATCCCAGGGCCCCAGCCCACCACCTCCAGCTCCAGGCGGTCCGCCTGCACGTCCACGCCGCACGTCAGGAACACCACCCTGTCGGGCACCGTCCCGATCTCGTAGACCTCCCGCCGGTTGTAGAGCGCCTCCCAGTCCGGGGCCTCGCCGTCGTTGTTGTAGGGGAGCGCCAGCACCGTGTTCACGAACGGCTGCATCAGCGCCGGGTTGTCCTCCGCCTTCACGTGCTTCAGCACCGCGTCTTCCCAGCTGAACCAGCCGAGGGGCGCATAGAGCGCGTTGCAGTGATACCCCTGATGTTGCACCCGCTCCGGGAACGTCGGCTCCCACCAGTCGTCGTCGAACACCTCCGGGTCGTACCACCAGGCCTTCGTGTCCTCGCTGATGCCCTCGCCGCAGCTCTCGCAGATCAGCACCGGCGGCTGCAGCAGCTTCACCGGCAGGCCCGGGTCCTTCTCGTCCCATCGCATCCGCTCCCACTCGAGCACCTGGCGGTGGCCGCAATGCGGGCACGGGAGCTTCAGGTGGTTCTGGCTGCTGTCCTCCCACTTCCGCCAGATCGCGCTCGTCCCAGCCCGGCCCGGCGTGCTCGTCCATGCGTGCTTCCGTCGCGCGCCGAACGTCCGTGTGCGCGCCTCGACGATCTCCAGAGGGTTGCCCTCCTCGTCCACGTCCATCGGCCAACGGTCGATCTCGTCCCCGCCCAGGTACCGGATCGGCATCGACGCCAGGCCGCTTGCCGCATTCGCACCGCCAAGGATCAGCAGGCCCCCGCTGAACTCCTTCATCAGCTGCGTGTTGCCAGAGTCGCGCGATCGCGACTCCTTCACCTTCTCCCGCAGAGTCGGCGTCGCCTCGATCATCGGCTGGATCCGCATCTTCGAGTACCGCTTCGCCAGGTCGATCGTCGGTTGCACGAACAGCGCCGGCCCCGGCGCGATGTCCATCACGTACCCCTTCCAGTTGTTGAGCGCCTCGCTCTTCCCCATCTGCGACCCGAACACCAGCGTCACCTCTCGCGTCCGGCTGGTCGACGACAGGTCGTCCATTGGACGCCGCAGGTACGGCGTCCGGCTCGTCTTCCACTGCCCGTGCTCCGCCGACGCCTTCGGGCTCAGCACTCGCCGCTGATCCGCCCATTCGCTCACCGTCAGCAGCGGATCCGGCCGCAGGCCCTGCCAGAACGCTGCGATGCAGCTCTCAGCCGTTGCCAGCGCCATTCGCCAATGCCTCCAACGCTTCGACCTGGTGCCGTTCGATCACCAGCAGCACATCCGCGCGCTGCTCCGGCGTCAGCCCCCCGGCCGCCTTCGCGATCTCACCGATCATCTGCGGACCGATGCGCAGCACAGCATCACGCACCCGCCGGCCGGCCTCGAACTGCTGCCGCTTCACATCCTCCACCCGCACCAGCTGGCCGCTCTTCTCCTCGTACTCGAGCGCCAACAGCTTCGCCTGGTAGCCGGCCTTGATCGTCTGGGCCTGCGACATCGTCGGCCCGCGATACTCCCCACCGCCGGCAGCCGCCGCCAGCTGCCTCTGCCGCCCGGCCTTCGTCGCCGCGCTCTGCCGATGCTGCGGAGACGTGTTCTTGCCCCACTCGCGGTTCGCAACCTCAGGGTCGATCCACCATCCAGGCCGGCCCGTTTGCCCCGGCGTCTCATCCGCTGAACGCTTCTTGGCGCCTGCCTTGATTCGACCTTCAGCGATCGCCTTCCGCACCGCCTGGACCGACACGTCCAGCTGCTCGGCGTATTCAGCGAGCTTCACCCATGCCATCAGCTGGGAAGCAACTGCACGTAGAACCCTGCGTCGATCAGCTTCCGCCCCAGGCCCGGTGGGGGGGAGCACAGCTCAATCGGCGTGTCACAGGACGTCATCCCAACCACCAGCGCCACCAGCTGATCCAGGAGCATGAGGGTGTGGCCGCGGCCCTCCAGCATCTGATCCACCGTCACCTCCGGCCCGCGCGGACCGAACGTGATGCGCATCGGCCAGGCGCTCACATGCCCGTCCTCGTTCCACTGGCAGCCGTAGGTGATGGAGGCGACTTCAATCATCGAACCCTGGCACGAACTCACGGCGCCAGGGGAACAGTAGAGCCGCGGGGAACGGGGCCTTCATCACGCTCTGCCAGCAGCAGCTCCTGCTGGTGTCGACCCACACCCACGCCTCAACGTCGGACCATGCCGCCGCCTTCTGGCTCAGCTCCGGGGTGACGATCGCATCGACCAGCAGCATGCCGGGCGTCGGGAGCTCCAGCACGTTCAGCCCCAGGTGCTCCGCCAGCCGTTCCGCCAGCCACACGCCATCAGCGCTCGCGGCATGCACGCCGGACCGATCCCGCCGCCGGCATTGCGCCGCGATCAGATCGACCGCCACATCGAACCCGTCCCAGGTGAGCTGCATGCGTGGCTGTTGCAGTGGCATCAACCCTTCCCCGGCACCGACGCATACATCCCGGCCGTCAGCACATGCGGCCACAGCCCGTGCTGACGCACCGTCAGCGCTCCCTCTGAGCAGAACACGAACTGCGTCGCGTCCTCGCCCAGCACCAGGGCCCCGTCATCCACGCCCCACACCCGCACGCCCGGCAGCTCCCGCAGCAGGCCATGCCCACCGCGCAGCGGCTCGAACGCCTCATCCCTCTCGCTCATCCAGCCACTCCCTGCAGATCATCACCAGCGCCTCCGGCGTGCCCTCCAGGCCCCGCCGCTCCTTCATCGCCCGCACCGCAGCCAGCACCACCTCACGGTCGTCCCACAGCAGGTTCACGCTGAAGACGTGCCGCTCCACCACCTCGCCGCTCTCGGCGGTGGCATCGTCCGGCCCATCGTCCTCACCCGCACCTGACAGGCCCAGGCCTGGCTGGTCCTCCGGCTCCGCACGCTCGAAGCCCTGCGACAGCTCCTCGAACTGCCCCAGCTCCAGGCCGTCCTCCAGCCGCTTCAGGTCCTCGTCATCGAAGCCCAGGGCCCCGATGTTGAACTCGGCCGCCAGCAGGTCCCCCAGCTCGGCGTTCAGCCGCTGCAGATCCCACCCCGCGTTCTCCGCCAGCTTGTTGTCCGCCAGCACATAGGCCCGCCGCTGCTCCGGCGTCAGGTGGTCCAACACCACCACCGGCACCGCCGTCATCCCCAGCGCCCGAGCAGCCTCCAGCCGCCCATGGCCCGCCAGGATCCCCGCCTCGCCGTCCACCAGGATCGGCGCGGTGAACCCGAACTCACGGATGCTCGCCTGGATCTGCTCCAGCTGCTCCGGGCTGTGGGTCCGCGCGTTCCGCTCGAACGGCACCAGACGCTCCACCGGCCACAGTTCAATCGCCTTTGCCATCTGCGGCGAGAACGCTTTCCCCATCTGCACTCCCCAGCGTGAGCCCGAGCCTAGGGGAGGCATTGCGCCACGTTGCGCAACGGTTGCGCAACCGGGCCGGGAGCTCCCGGGAGCTCCTTCCTTTCCAACGAAAAAACGGTCAGGACTGCCCCGGAACCCCTCGGATGCCGTTCTCATTTGGCCAGTTCTATTGAGAACCCCAGTGATACCAGGGCCTTTGGCCACCCGATCGGAAGGCTGTCTCTAGCGAAAAATCGGGGCGCGCGGGCGCGCAGCTCACCGACCGGCGGAGGACCCAAGCCGGTGGGGGGTGGGGTACCCCTGTACTACCCCGGGGGGAGGGGCTGGGAGGGCCCTGGGAGGGGGTGACGCATGGCCCAGGTGGTAGCAGCGCGCTGGGTCATCCAGGCCTGCAGGAGCTTCTTGCAGAGGCACTGGAGGGCCAGCACGTCAGTGGTGCTGTCGATGGCGCGCAGCATGCGCTCCTGCTCGAAGGCCAAGGCAGTGGAGAGGTGCATGGGATCAGCCACGGCCATACCCCCTGGCCATGCCACCAAGGGAGCGGAGGATGCCGTTCTCCAGGGCCTCTTCGATCCGGAGTTCGGTGCGTGCCTGGAGGGCGGGTGCCCAGTGTCCCCCCGTGTAGATGGCATGGATGGACGGGCCAAGAACGACTCGGATGGGCATGCGCTCCTTGCCCCTGCGGACGAAAGGCTTGCCCTTGGCGATGAAGCCCGATCTCACCAGGGTGCGCTCGCCTCGGAAGATGCTCATGGTGAGGCCCTTGGAGGTCTGGCGGGCCTTGAACTGCATGGCCGTGATGGGCTTGCGGGTGGTGTAGATGATCGCGGTCTGCCCGGCGTCGCGGAACGAGGGCTGGGAAACGTCCTGCTTGATGCGGCCGGCGGAGAGGCTGTAGCGCTGGCCAATGGACTTGGCGAGGGTGGTGCGGCCGGCTCTGGCGGCATCACGGACGCCTGAGCGAACGGCCTTGGGGATGTCGTGGCTGGAGAGCTTGGCCAGGGCGGCGGAGAGCTCCTTGTCCCCGACGATCCGAGCGCTGATGTCGATCTGAGCCATGGGGTGCTCCTGACGGGTCCAGGGTAGGCCTGAGGGGTGGTGCCCTACCGATTGCCCCTGCTTTGGAGAGGTAGGGCAGAGGTAGGGCAGGCTCAAAAGCCAGTCGCTGCCTGGGATTGCCCCTTATTACCCTACCTACCCTACCTAAAGGGAGGTTATAGGGTTAAAGGGGAAGAGGGGGTAAGGGTTTTGGAAAGTCACTGACCTAGGTGGGGCAGTGGGGCAGGAGGGGCAGCAAGAAGAAAACCCCAGGTGTGGCCTGGGGTTTGGGGGTGCCTCACCTCGTTTTGGAGGTTGGGCATCAAGTGGGAGGTGAGGCAGTGATCAGCCAGCGCGGAACCACCTCCAGGCCCGTTGACCGCCGACCATGGTCCGGTGCCGCTCGTAGCCGAGGGAGCGGAGGAGGTCTGCGATGGCCATCTGATCGGCGCGGGTCTGGCGCTCGATGGGCTTCTCGATGGCCTCCACGAGGATGCGCTCGGTGGTGATGTGCTCCCCGGGCATGCGCTGGTCGATCCACTGGGCCACAGCTGGCAGCCAGGGGTTGTCGACCTGATAGCCCTCGTTCTCGCTGGTGACCTGCTGAGCGAGTTCTGGGGGGAGGTAGTTGGCCTGCCCGGCGCGGTAGGCGTGGACCGCGGCGGACCAGATGGAATCGCGCTCAGCCACCAGCCTGGGGGTGTCGATCGGCTGGGCCTCGGTGCGGGTGGTTGGGATGACCCAGAAGCGGCGGTTGCCGGTGTCGTCGACCAGGAAGCCGGTCTGGCGGTTTGTGGAGCCGACGATGATGCCGCGCCTGGGGAAGGCCTCGGTGGCCTTGCCGTAGGGGACGCGGAAGAGGTCGGTGGACTGGGAGAGGAAGGACTTGATCTGGCCGGCGTGCTTGCGGCCCATGATGTGGTCCAGCTCGGCCCACTCCATGATCCAGGAGCGGTGGAGGACCATGAGGTCGTCCTTGGTGGAGATGTCCCCGAGGGCGTCGGAGAAGAACTTGTTGCCGAGGGCGGACCAGAAGGAGGACTTGCGGGCTCCCTGGTCACCCATGAGGACGCATGCGGTGTCGTGCTTGCAACCGGGCTCGAAGACGCGCCGCACGGCCCCGATGAGGGTGCAGCGGAGCATGTGGTCGTAGAGGGTGGGAGCGCCGCCTGGGGTGTGGTCTTCAGGCCTGAGGTAGGTGGTCGCGAGCGCGTCGATGTAGGTGGGCGGGACAGTGGCCGCCACGTGGTCCAGGTAGAGCGCGACGGGGTCGTAGGGGTTCTCTCTCGCGACCTGGATGAGGCAGTCGAGGGCGAGGTCCTTGGCGACCTTGAAGCCCTGTTCGGCGAGGCGGAGGTAGAAACGCTCCGAGCCCTGGAACTCGTCGCCATCCAACTCGATGAGCTGAGAGAAGGTGTTGTAGCGGATGCGGCCGCCTTGGGCTTGCTCGCGGAGCATGGCGAGGAGCTCCCCGGCCTCGAGCCGCTGCGGCTTGGCGAAGGAGGGAGCGTAGGGAGTGGCCTGGTCGGGAGCCTGGATCGGCTGTTCAGCGGCTGACGGGGGGCGCTGCGTGTCGGGATCGGGTGAACGGGTGACGAGCAGCTCGCGGGGAACGCGCCGGTGGAAGGCCAGGCGCTGCTGGAGCTTCTCGTCGGGGGTGCCGGGTGTGGGTGCGTGCTTCTCAGCACCGTCGAAGCGATGCCAGGCCTTGCGCTCGTCGAAGTCGCGGGCATGAGCGCGTGCAGCGGCGATGTGCAGCGCGAAGGCCTGGTTGGCGGTGATGTCGGGCTGTGCGCCCTGGTTGCGGAGCCAGGCCTCGGTGCCGCGGAGATCGAGTGCGAGGCGGAGCTGGTCGTCGTTCCAGGAACCTGGGGTGCCGCCGGATTCGACGAGAAACCTGGAGTCGCGGGTGACGAAGTCGAGCAGCGGAACGAGCCGGCCGGGCTGGGGCGGGGGCGGCGGTGTTGGTGGGGTGAGGAGTGGTGTCGGTTCAGGTTCGGGGGTGTCGAGCAGCTGCTCGATGAGCACCAGGGGGGCGTCGGCGAGGGCCTGCTCATGGGGGCCGCGGCCTGGCAGCCACCGGTAGCCGGAGGTGGAGGGGTGAGCACCGATGACGACCGACTGATGGCCGACCCAGCGGAGCTCCAACTGTTCGGCCTTGCCTTCGGTGTCGGTCTTGCCGGACTTGATGACCCGACGGCCGACCATGGCGGGCCAGTAGTCAGGCGGGACGCGGTAGACGATCTGGAAGCGACCGTCGCGGCCGGAGGTGACCGCAATGGACTTCGGGAGTTGTCTCAGGGGCGCGCCGATCTTCTCGAGGACCTCGGTGGCGCTGATGCCGTCGTGATCGACGAAAAGGAGGCCGCCGGAGGCCGGGCCGGCGATGACGCCGATGGCCTTGGCGCGACCGTTGCGGATCTCCTCAGCAGCGGCGGCCTTGGTGAGGGGGTTGTCCTGCCAGTTGGACTGGTAGGGGCGCTTGTTGTTGCCGACGGCGACGAGGCCCCACTCGACAGGCAGCGCCTGGAGCTGCTGGAGGAGGTCCGACATGGTTCAGCTGGCCTCGTCGATGACGCGTTGAAGAAGCCGCATCTCAGCGGTGAGCATGCGGACGGTGCGTGATGGCAGGCCGATCTCACCGAGGCGGTTGAGATCGCTGATGCGCTGGCGGAGGAGTTCACCGAAGCGGCGGCGCTCATAGGCCTGGCCGGCGGCGAACGCGACGGAGTCGCGGAGTTCCTGGGGGCCGCTCATGCGCTGGCCTCGGTGGTGATGGCGAGAGCAGCGCGGCGACGCAGGGCGCGGCAGTTGCGGACGACCGCCTCAGCGGCGAAGTAGGACCAGCCGCGATGACGGATCTGGGCCTCTGCCCAGGCCTCGGGATGGTTGGCCCAGTCGAGGACGAGGGCATCGGAGGCGGGATCGCACTTGTGGGCGTCGCGGTAGAGAACGCGAAGGCGTCCGAGGCATTGCTCGGGAGATCGCACGGGCATGGGGGAGCGAGTGGTGCCCCCGAACCGTACGGGCTGTGAGCGGCAGATGCCCGTGTGTTGCAACCGATCGTTACAGGCGAAGGATGGCGCGGGCCTCGTCGACTGAGTGCGCGACGCCGGCGAGGCCGCCGGCCTGCTGAACCATGGCGATGAACGCGCGCTGCTGCTCGGTGAGGCGGCCCTGGTCCTTGACCTCGATGGCGACGAACTGCGCGAAGCGGTGGCCGAGGTCAGCCTCGGTGATGATGTGTGTGCGCAGGCCGATGAGGTCGCTGGAGCCCGGGCAGAGGCCGTAGCGCACCAGGCGGCCGGTGGCGTCCTTGAGCGCGCCGGTGTTGTTGCGCCAGAGACGGGCCGGGCCAGAGCCGTGCTCGAGGCGGATGGCGTTCTGAACCGCCAGCTCATCCGAACGCCCGGCCATTGCGTGCTCTCAGCATGTGATCGGTCCATCCTGATCGGTAGCCGCGCTCGAGGCGGATCGCTTCGAGCTCCTCGCGGGTGCGGGCCTGGGCCACCTCGGAGCGCTTGCGGCGAGCCATGACGGAGGCGGGCAGCTCCTGGAGGTTGCCATCGATGACGGTGAGCTCCCGGCGTGCCGGCGGCGGGAAGACGTGCTGGCAGATCGGGCAGGTGGGTTCGGCGGAGTTGATGGTGGCGAAGCACTGGGGGCAGACCTTGACCGGCAGGGCCTCGCTGGCGGCCTTCTTGCTGCGCTTGGTGCGGCCGTCAAGGGACCACTCGCGGGGATCGGTCGGGAGGCCGTGGCGCAGGCTGTTGCCGACGTGGTCGTTGACGATCGCGTGGGTCTTGCCCGGGGCGGGCCGGAGGACGCGGCCGACCTGCTGGAGGTGCAGGCCCAGGCTGTCGGTCGGGCGGAGAAGGATCGCGCCGGTGACGGAGGGGATGTCGGTGCCCTCGCTGATGATGTCGCAGCTTGTCAGCACTTTGAGCACGCCAGCGCCAAGGTCGTTGATGAGCCGGCGGCGCTCGCCGCGGTCCATTGCTCCATCGAGGCGTGCGGCGGCGATGCCCTGGTCGTTGAAGGCGGTGGCGAGGGCGTCGGCGTGGGCGACGGAGCAGCAGAAGGCGATGGCGGTGCCGTTGTGCTCGGGCTCGATGGTGCGCCTGTAGTGGGAGACGGCATCGCCCATGGCCTGGCCCTGGCGGAGGATCTCGTCGGAGTCGTGGCGGCCCTTGGCGGTGTCGAAGCGCTTCACGGCCGAGAGGTCGATGCCCGGCGGGGCGAAGATGCGGGCGGGGACGAGGAAGTCGTTGTCGGTGAGCCAGCCAGCGTCGGGGCCTTGGATGAGGACCTCGAAGGCGTGACCGAGGCCGCGGCCGTCGAGCCGCTCGGGCGTGGCGGTGACGCCGAGGACGTGGCCGCCTTGATGGTGGTCGAGCACCTTGGCCCAGGTGCCGGCGACGCCGTGGTGGGCCTCGTCGACGATCAGCAGCTGGAAGAAGCCGGCCGGGATCTGGTGGAGGCGTCGGGCGAGGGTCTGGACGCTGGCGACCTGAACGGTGTGGGAGAGGTCCTGGCGATAGCCGGCGGCGATGATCCCGTGGCGGCAGCCGATCGCGTGGAGTGAGCGCGAGGCCTGATCGACCAGCTCCTGACGGTGGACCAGGATGCAGACCCGGTTGCCGCGGATGGCGGCCTGCTCAGCGATGTAGACGAAGGTGTAGGTCTTGCCGCCGCCGGTGGGGAGGACGAATAGGACGCGGCGGTAGCCGGCCATGAAGGCCCCCCGAATGTCAGTGACTGCAGTGGCTTGGAAGGGACGAAGTGAGACGGCCATGAACGCCTGAGAGTGGGACTTGACGGTAGGCGCAGGGTGGCAGATTATCCCGCGAAATCAAAGGATTATGAAGGTATGTAACGGGATGCAGCAGGAAGCAGCGGTAAGGAGCGGGAACGCCGTAGGGTCAGGCCTGTCCACGCAATTCACACGCATGAGTGACTGGATCACTGACCGTCAGCCGACTGAGGCGGATGGGGATATAGATGAAGAGGTGTTGATGTGCCGGTTCCACCATGGCCGGACGTGGTTCCTTAGGGGCCCACATGCGCTTGTTGATTGGAGGCATGTGGGCCCAGGCGTTCCGTGGAAGCGCACGTCCATTTGGAAACCTCGGCCCGAGCCTGAACCCGTCGATGCGGAGTTCACCCCACCTGCTGCCGAGATCCCCGAGCCGATCCGCACCGGTGTGGTTCCGTTCTACGTGGTGGTCTTGAGCGACGACAACCCTCGAGGCCCCGGCGGTGAGCCGATCGTGTGGGAGCACCCTCTCCCCCGCGAGACCACGCTTCAAGCCGCGCTCAAGCGGCGGGACAGCATCGGCAGCCGCTACGGCACGACCCACATCGCCGAGTGCCGCATCATCCCGGAACTGACCCGCGAGGTGCCGGCCGATGTCTGAGCTGACTCACCACCCGGGCCTGACCAACGAGGCCTATCACGCACTGAAGGCGGTCAGCCCGTCACAGATCAAGGTGCTGGGCCGCAGCCCCCTGCACTACTTCGACCAGTTCCTGGCGGAGGACCGCGAGAAGAAGGAGCCGACGCCGGCCATGCTGCTGGGCACGGCGCTGCACACGGCGGTCCTGGAGCCCGATCTGTGGGATGCCACGATCGCGGTGCCGCCGCACACGTTTGACCGCCGGACGAAGGTCGGCAAGGAGCTGGCCGCGGCCTTCGAGGCCGAGAGCGCCGGGAAGATCGTGCTCGCCCCCGACGATGCCGATCAGGTGCGTCGGATGGCGGACCAGGTGCGGAAGCACCCGGCGGCTGGCTTCCTGCTGGAGCTCCCAGGCCGGCGGGAGGCCAGCTACACCTGGGAGGATCCGCAGACCGGGCTGGCATGCAAGACGCGGCCGGACTGGCACAGCGAGGACCGTCGGATCGTCGTGGACGTGAAGACGACCCGCGACGCCAGCCGGGCGGAGTTCGCCAAGTCGATCGCCAACCTGGACTATCACGTCCAGGCGGCCTGGAACCAGGACGCGCTGGGTGCTGAGCAGTTCATCACGATCGCGGTGGAGAACGTGCGGCCGTTCGCCGTGGCGGTCTACCCCGCGTCGGGAGCGATGATCGCCGCGGGCCAGAGGCGCATCGAGGCTGCGATGGCGCTGCTGGCCCAGTGCTGGGAGACCGGCGTGTGGCCCGGCTATGGCGACCTGGTGCAGGAGCCGATCGAGCTGCCGGGGTGGTGCCGTGATTGATCTCAGCACCTATCACGAGGGCTTCGTCGCGGGCTTCGTCCCCGGCCTTGGCCTTGGCCTTGGCTTGATGAAGATGGCCTGGGAGCAAAGCGAGCGCCGCCGCCGCCGGCCTTATTCCTCCGCCGCGATCGCTTTCCGCGCCACTGCTGAGGATGCCGCCAAGGTCCGCAGCAAGATCGTCAACCCGCTGGCTTGGGAGGATCCACCCAAGCCCATCCGCAGGATTTACCACTGCAACCCGCAAACCATCGCCGAGTGCGGCGGCCCTTGCGAGGAAGGCGGCCCTGAAGCCTGCGACTGCGGTGCCATCACATGGACCGATCGACCGGTGAAACCCCATGACTGAGCAGCAAGAGCAGGCCATCCGCAAGGCCGCAATGATCGCCGTGACGCGCGCCTTCGACGATGGCCTGCGGACGGCCGCCGAGATGATCCGCATCGCGGTCCGAGAGAAGCCGGGCATCTCACCCCTTCAAGTGGCTGCAGCCATCGAGGCCACAGCCAACGCCAACCCTTCACAGACCCCATGACCGAATCCACAGCCCTCACGACCACGACCCAGCAGCAGTCGCCCGGTGCGCTGGCGTTCCTCCACGACGGCGCGGCCCTCGACCACCTCTACCGGGTGTCGAAGGCGTTCAGCATGTCCGGGCTGGTGCCGCCGCACTTCCAGGGCAAGCCCGAGGCCTGCATGGTCGCCCTGATGTACGCCGAGCAGCTCGGGGAGCATCCGATGGTGATGTTCCAGGAGGTGTCGGTGATCAACGGCCGGCCGAACACCTCGGCCCGGTTCGCGATCAGCCGCGCCAACAAGTCGGGCCTGCTCCAGGGCCCGATCACCTGGAAGTCGAAGGGCCAGGGCGAGGCGCTGGAGGTGACAGCATCGGCGGCGCTGCGCGAGACCGGGGAGGTGATCACCGCCACGGTGACGATGCGGGAGGCTATCGCCGACGGCTGGACCCGCAACTCCAAGTACAAGTCGATTCCCGAGCAGATGCTGCGGTGGCGCGCCGCGACCCGGCTGATCAACCTCTACATGCCCGAGGTCCTGTTCGGCCTGGGCGTGAAGGAGGAGGCGGAGGTGCGGCCGGTGACGGTGCGCGAGGAGCCGGCTGCCAGCACCGGCAACGTGGTCGCCGATCTCAACCGGCAGATCGCCGCGGCCTCAACCGGTGCAGTGTCAGGATCAGATTCTGGCAACGAAGCCCCTATCCAAGAAGCTGCGGCGGAGCAGATTCAACCACAGGATGTTGAAGTCTTAGATCCAGCGGTCGATCCGAAGGATCTGTTTTAAGGAGTGTGCCAATGGGCATGAGTGAGACGCTGTATTTGACATCGAAGGAAGTTGCTGACCGCTGGCGGCTGTCTGATCAGACGTTGGCGAACTGGCGATCGGTGGGCAAGGGCCCACCCTTCATTCGAGTCGGCGGCCGGGTGCTTTACCCCATCGAGGGGATTCAATCGTTCGAGAAGCTGTCACCCGGCTGGCTGGCTTCCGAAGACACTATCCAACCGCAATCTTGAACATGGATGAGCAACAGTTCGAACTGCTCCTGACGATGGCCATGGTGCTGCGTGCATCCAGCCATCGCTTCATCGGCCGTCTGGCGTGGGATCCGGAGCTGAAGGCATTCGACAGCGGCAAGTGCGTGGCGAAGAGCCGGCTGCTGGTGAACCTGCCTGGCGCGAAGCGTGATGACGGGTCGAAGCCCGATGGGTTCACGCTGGAGCTGTGGAACGAGGATGCGCAGCGGTTCGTGGATGGTGCCCACAAGGGCGACCTCGTCGAGGTGACGGGTCGCGCGAGGACGAACCGCTGGACGGACCGGAACACCGGCGAGGTGAAGAAGGAAGTCCTGATCGAAGTCGAGCGGTGGGAGCTGGTCCGTCCTGCCGGCCAGCAGGCCGCCCCGGCGGTCCCGGCCCCAGCCCCGGCTCCTGCTCCGCATCCTGCCTATGCGGCGGCCGGGTATCAGCCGCAGGCCCAGGCCGGTGCTCCGGCTCCGGCTCCTGCGGCACCGGCGGCCCCTGGGTGGGCAGCCGGGAACATCCCGTTCTGATGAGACGGCCCGCTCAGCAATGGGCGGGCCGCTTCCGACGATGATCCAGACAGAGTTTCTGAGCTACCTCCGCCGGCACCACCGGGCGGAGATGGTGCTGGTGATGGTGCAGCTGGAGCAGGTGTGCCCAGGGTGGTGGGAGTCGCTGGAGGACCTGGCAGAGCAGCTGGGGACCGATCGCGCGACGCTGAACCGGAGCCTGCGGCACCTGGAAGATCGGGGGCTGATCCGCCGTTTCAGCATCAGCAACCGATCCGGCACATGGATCTGGTGGGTGAAACGCCATGCGGTGGACGCCCCCGATCCCGACCAGGAGCCTGCGTGGGTGCTGAAGTCGACGACCAGCAAGCATCGGGTACGGGTGCCAGTTTCTCGTCGGCGGGAGTGGGCGCAGCGCCGGGGGATCCCGCTGCCGACACTGATCGGATTCCTGAACGGCCGGCAGAACGTGCTGCGTGGGCAGTGGCGGGTCGTCGGCTCGCCAGTGGATTGTGAAGAGTTGTGAACGCAGCTGTTATGGCGCGGTGTGGCGCCGGATAGTGGTCTCAACGGGGGGCGACCCCCACCACCCCAACGGACCGATGACCTTCACCACCCTGGTCTACGAACGCGAGCACGACCGCAAGCCGCGCGGCCGCGGCAGCTGGGCGTTCTGCCCCTGGTCGAAGCACAACGCCCACGATTACCTGGACCACACGGTCTTCAGCCCCGGCGGCATGACGCTCACCGAGGCGAAGCGCTGGGCGCGTCTCCACGCCAGTGACGTCCGCTCGCCGCTCGCCGCGGCCGTGGGCCAGACCATCGTGATCATGCCCTGAGCGGCGCTCAATGTCCCATCGCATTCCCTCAATGGACTACACCGTCAACGGCATTGACATGCTGGCTCTGAGCAACCGACTCGAGCAGCAGACCGGCTTCTACCTCCAGACCGCGGGCTGCGATTGGCAGATCCGCAACCCGCTTGGCAACCTGGTGATTCAGTGGGGGGCCGGCACCGCCAGCCAGAACGCCGCCGCCTGCGTGAGCTACCTGGCCGAGCGCGGCATCGCCCTGGAGGTGGCCTGATGTCTCAGCTCATCTACAAGGCCGGCCCCTGGTTGATTGAGCAAGACCCGACCATGGCGGCCCGCCCCGACCTGGTGCGGTTCGTCAAGCGCGGTCCAAGCGGTCGCAAGACGCTGGACCAGATCGCGCAATGGACCGGCACCGGCTGGGATCGGTCCCGCTGGATTCCACGGCCGCCGATGGTCTCTCGACCGATTCTCGACTTGGTGGAGCGGCACATGCAGGGGGTGCAGCGATGAAACGCGAGACCCTCACCCTGGTCGGCCGGGCCCACAGCTTGGCCTTTGACGACGGCACCGCCAGCTGGAAGATCGCCATCCGCCGCAGCGCGGATCCGAACCACCTCATCGACTTCAACCTCCAGGCCCGGCAGACCCAGGTCCTCGAGCAGTTCGAGGCCATGGACGAGGGCCAGCTGATCGGCGTGATCGCCGAGCTGCCGCCGGTGCGGCTGCGGGTGCCCGGTGCGCCGCTGACCGTGACCCGTCTGGAGCTGCTGGGCAAGGCCCAGGAGGTGGCCCGTGCCTGAGACCAACGTCACGCACCTGGGCGACGGCCTCTATGCCGCCTTTGACGGCTGGGGCATCGCCCTCAGCGTCAACGACCACCGCAACCCGCCGGTCGCCTACATCGACGGGCCGTCAGTGATGGCAGCACTGAATCGGTTCTGGGAGCAGCAGACCGCACAGGAGCGGGGGCGCTGATGTTCAACCCCGACTTCTACCCCACGCCGCCCGAGGTGGCGGCCACCATGCTCGACCCGCTCGACCTGCAGGGCGCGGTGATCCTCGAGCCATCGGCCGGCAGCGGCAACCTCGTCGCCGAGTGCCTGATCCGCGGTGCTGCCCGGGTCGTGGCCTGCGAGAACGAGCCGAAGCTGCGCAGCCTGCTGGCCGGCGGCGACGCCGCCCGCACCGGCCGCCTTCAGATCATCGGAGAGGACTTCCTGCAGCTCCAGGCCGGTGACGTCGCCACGGTCGACGCGATCGTGATGAACCCGCCGTTCAGCGCCGGCGCAGCGCACCTGCTCCATGCCTGGCGCATCGCCCCGGCGGGCTGCCAGATCGTCTCCCTGCTGAACAGCTGCACCCTCACCCGCTGGCACAGGGGAGACGATCGCCGGGAGCTGCAACCGCTGGTCGACGCCTACGGCAGCGTCCAGGAACTGGGTGAGTGCTTTCGAGAGGCAGAGCGTCGCACCAACGTGGAGGTGTCGCTGGTGCGGCTGCGCAAGCCGGCCAATGACGACGCCAGCGAGTTCGACGGGTTCTTCATGGGCCCCGACGACGTGGAGGCCGAGGGCCAGGGGATCATCCCCTACAACCTCGCCCGCGACGTGGTGAACCGTTACGTGGAGGCCTGCAAGATCTTCAATGAGCAGCTGGCGACCGCCGCCCGCCTGTCGACGGTGCTCGATGGCGTCTACCAGGCGCAGGGCACCGGCATCGCGGTGCTGATCACCGAGAACGGCGTGCCGCGCGCTGCGAACGCGTTCCGCAAGGATCTGCAACGGCAGTTCTGGACGTGGGTGATCAAGCGGATGGGCCTCGAGCGCACCGCCACCAGCCAGCTGCAGAAGGATCTCGCGAAGTTCGTGGAGCAGCAGTCGCATGTGCCGTTCACGATGCGGAACATCTACCGGATGCTGGAGATCGTGATTGGCACCCACGAACAGCGGATGGACAAGGCTGTCATCGAGGTGTTCGACGAGTTCACGAAGCACACCAAGGAGAACAGGTGGGGCGTCGAAGGCTGGGTGACGAACGAGCAGTATCTGTTCGGGAAGAAGTTCATCGTGAACGACCTGGTAAAGCCGGACTGGTCGGGTAGCACGGTGAGCATCAAGAGCTACTGCGGCCGCCGCACGCAGGTGGAGGACCTGATCAAGGCGCTGTGCTCGATCTGCGGCAAGAGCTACGACCTGATGAAGGATCCAGCCTGCGGCTATGACCACCTGGAGGCGGGTGTGTGGCAGGACTGGGGATTCTTCCGGTTCAAGGTCTACAAGAAGGGCACCGGCCACTTCGAGTTCAAGGACCTGGATGACTGGGCGCGGCTGAACCAGCGTGTCGCCAAGATCCGTGGGTGGGTCCTGCCGGAGCAGATGAAGCGGCCGCGGCCGCGTCGGAAGCGCGAAGCGGCCGCGGCATGACCAGCACCTGGTATCCCCCCGCCGCCGGCACCGGCGGCTTCCTTCTCACCAATCCACCATTCGCCATGACTGCAGCCGACCAGATCCGCGCCGCGATCCAGCGGTGCATCGAGGCCAACCCTGAACCTTCCGACGGAAGCGACATCGCGGCTGCGGTGCTGTATGCGGCAGCTGAGGTGCTGTGCCCGGAGAAGCCGGAGCCTCTGGAGCCGAGGCCGCTCACGCCGGTCAAGGCGATCCACCATGCCGGGGAGTGGAGCGCATGGCGCGCCATGAAGGCCGCCAACGAGCGCCTGCATGCCCTGGCCGAGCAGCTGAACGACACTGCTCTGGCCCAGCCCGCCACGACCGAAGGACCGGCTGTGCTCGAGGGCAGGGAACCGGCCGCCGTCACTGGCCAGTCTGTCACCGCCGAGGGGGAGGTGGCGGAGTTGGTGCGCACGTTGCGGATGGAGGTTGCAGCTTGGAACGGCAACGAGTCGGCCACGTATTGGTTGAGCGGTCCTGAAATGACCCGCATTGCCGACCTGCTAGAGCGCCAGGCCGCCCCGGTGCCGGTGGCGGTGAGTGGCTGGCAGGACATCGACACTGCGCCGAAAGACGGCACCGAAATCCTGGCCAGTGACTACGACGCCATTGAGATTGTGAGCTGGGTCGCTCCAAGGTTTGATGTGGGCATCACGGGTGAATGGACCAATCGCGAAGGCGAGGCCATGTATCCAGCCTGGTGGCAGCCGTTGGCCGATCACCCCGACCTGCCGCTGCCCAGCGGGGAGGACGAGCCGTGACCCGGCTGCCGCCGACCACGGTGGCGAACACGGTGGCCGACCTGCGCGAGGCAGCACAAGCCGCCGCCAGCGTTCGCCACTACGAGGACGCCGCACTGCTCACCCGCGCTGCCGATCTGATCGAGGAGCTCCGAGCCGCATGGCGGCGGGGAACCCGGCCGCCATGCCCCGAGTGCAACGGCACCAGCACGGGCGTGGTGGAAGTCCGCCGGTCGAAGGCGGGGCCGACGCGTCGTCGGCACGAGTGCAACACCTGCCGGTGCCGCTGGACGTTGTGGGATGGCGTCCTGGACCATGAGTCCATCGTGAAGCCCACCCTGGCCCTGCCCGCCCCCGCGCCAGGAGTCCTCACATGCCTGTCCTGCCAGCACTGGACGGACGACCGTTGCGGCATGGGCTTCCCTGATCCCGAGCTGGAGGGCGTGGGCTTCGCGGCCGACTGCGAGACGTTCCTCGGCGCTCCCTTACCGTGACCGGAAGCCGGGTCGGCTCCACCCGTGAGGGCGAGCACCGCTGCAGTCGCCCTGGGGTGCGGCTGCCACGCGCGGTATCGGAGGCCCGGCGCGTCTTCGTAACGCTTTGCGACAACACCCTGTTGCAATGGCGCTGCAGTGGTGATGATGAGCGCACCGGGGCGGAGACGCCCCACAACCCCTGGATTCAATGACCACCATCACCACCCTTCAATCTGATCTGGTCCGCCTGATCGGAACCCTTCGCGCACTCCCCTGGGCCAAGATCGCCGACCGCACCGCGAACGGCATCCGCCTCAGCTGGGCCGTTGCCCAGCTGATCGTCGCCGGCTGCGTCCTGCTCGGTGAAGTCGCCTGGGAGCACCGGGCCAAGATCCGCCAGGGCCTGGTCACCGCGATCGCCGCGGTCTACGTGGCCGGCTGCTGGACCCGTGAGCAGGCCGAGCGCTGCTACCGCGCCGGCTGCTGGACGCGCCATCAGCTGGAGCGCTTCAGCGGCCGCACCGTGGCCCTGCTGCCCCAGCAACCGGTCGAGGCCCTGGCTCCCATCACGGCCACCATGCAGGCCGCCCGCGAGGCCCTCGCCCGGCTGATCGCTCGCCTCTACCCCGCGGTCGCCTGACCCCACCCACGGCCTGCCGGGAGCCTCGATCCCGGCACCATCCCACCGCATCACCCACCATGCACTTCCCGCCGCTTCCTCTCTCGTCGGACAACACCATCGAGGTGTGGCACGTCAAAGGGCACATCACAGACGTTCGGGTCACGCGAGGGTTCGCCCGCTATGGCCGGCTGCCTGCCTGGCGTCGCTGGCTGGGGCGCTGGTTTCCGTCGCTGCTGATTCACTGGCACCGTTCACAGCCTGATCCCACCTGGCAATCAGTTCTCTTCTTGGGGAAGATTGGAGACCAGCCGAACGACCCTGTGACCGAACGCTGGCCTGACTGATGACCGAGAACGGCCCGCCAGGAGCCGTCACCAATCCTGGCCCTCATCTCACCCCATTCTTACGATGCGAACGCTCTCTTTCATCGTCGTGTTGACCGCATGGCTGACCATCTTCATCGGGTACTTGTTCGTGCTCGCGACGACAATGCGCGCCATGACGAACGCCGAGCGCGCACTCCTCCCGCTGTGCTCTCAGCAGGTGAAGCGATGACCGGTTACGCACTCCGCCGCGGCCGCGACTGGATCACCGCTCCTGAGGGTGACTGCCGGCCTGGTCAGCCCATCCCGCCGGTGCTGGCCATCTCTGACGACTCGTCGCTGGCCTGGTTGTCATCCACCATCGAACAGGCGCTGGAGCGCGCGTCGCTGCTTCGCATGTGCTGGGGCTGGGCCACGGAGATCCGGAGAATCGACCGATGATCAGGATCTTCAACGGCTATCCCTGGCGCTTCCAGATCGGTGACCAGGTCTGGGTGCGTGGTTGGAACGACGAGAGCGCACGCATCATCAGCCAGCAGATCACGCGGAATGGCTGGCCGCATTACCGCGTCGTCGATGAGATCGGCGCAAAGTTCATCGTGCCTCAGATTCACATCAGTTCACGCCCGATTCATCTATGAGCCTGACCGTTCGATTCCCTCAGAATCTCTCAGAGCACGACCCAACCGGCCGCGCCGCCAACGAGCCGGGGGCCAAACTGGATGCTGGCAAACCCCGCTGCGCCCTGGTGTTGGGGGGCTTCAGCCGAGCCTTGGAACAGGTGGCTCTGGTCGGCACCTTTGGCGCAGCCAAATACACCGACCACGGCTGGCGCAGCGTCCCCAACGGGCAGGAGCGCTACACCGACGCCCTCTGGCGTCACCTGCTGGCCGAGGCCCAGGGCCTGGAGCTTGATCCCGACTCGAGCTTGCTGCATGCAGCCCACACGGCATGGAACGCCCTGGCCCGCCTTGAGCTGATCCTGCAGGAGCAGGAGGGCCAGCCATGAGGACGCGACTGATCGGCTTCCTCATGGTCGTCCTGCCGCTCGGCTGGCTGGCCTGGGATGCCCACTACGATCCCTGCGGCCTGCAGGGCAAGGCCTGGTTCAAGTGTGCTGAACCACGATGACTCCTGATCTGCGCCTGGCCCTGCGCCAGAACACTTGCCGCCGCGCGCACATCGCCGGCGCTGAGGCCGCCAGCCTCGCGACCGATGGCTTTCTCGCTGAGGCCGCAGAGGCCCGCCGCCGCTACTTCCGCGAGCTGGAGACCTGCGACCTCCTCGCAGGCATCTCCCCCTCCCCCTTCGCTCCCCTCACTCATGGAACTTGCTGATCACCAGATCGACGAACTGTGCCGCGGCGGCATGGTCACCCCCTACGATCCGGCGCTGCTCAACCCGGCGTCGCTGGACCTCCGCCTGGGGGACACGCTGCTGATCGAGAAATCATCCAGTCCTGAACTGGTGCCCTACCCCCTGGGACATCACAGCGAGGAGTTCCCCTACTTCCTGGTCCCGGGCCAGTGGGTGCTGGCCGAGACGGTGGAGCTGTTCACCATCCCCGACTGGCTGTCTGTCCAGTTCATCCTAAAGTCCTCCCGCGCGCGGGAAGGATTCGACCATGCCCTCGCCGGCTTCGGGGACCCGGGCTGGCACGGCAGCCGGCTGACGATGGAGCTGAAGAACAACCGCCAGCTGCATCCGATCCCGCTCTGGCCTGGCATGCGCATCGGCCAGATGAAGTTCTCGCGCATGAGCAGCGAGCCCCGCCGGTCCTACCGGGAGACGGGCCGCTACAACGGCGACACCACGGTCCAGGCCAGCCGGGGATGACCAAGCCGCAAGTGATCGCCCGGATCGAACGCGACGGCGGCGCCATCGAGGTGCTGCAGAACCAGCAGGGGCACATCTACCACCGGGCCTGTGCGCGGGGCCTGCGCCGCTACTGCGAGGACCGCTGGCAGGCCGAGCTCTACCTCGATCAGTTGCTGGGATCCTGAGCGGGTACGATGCACGAGGACGTGAGAGCCACCCGGTCGCCGCGAGACGACCGGGTTTTTTGTGGGAACCGTGTCGGAGGTGCAGCTGTCGGCGCGTGCGGTGGCGATCCTGCGGGAGCTGCAGGCGGCTGAGGCGGCGATGGGCGGGGGGTGCCCGGCGGTGATCGCCGGGGCGGAGCGCACGGGCCCGCTGGTCGGCTACCGGAAGCCGTGGCTGGCGCTGTGCCGGGAGGCCGGCATCGAGGGGCTGCGGATCCACGACCTGCGGCACACGTTCGCGTCCTACACCCTGTCGGCCGGGCACAGCCTGGGTGTGGTGGGGCAGCTGCTGGGGCACCGCAGCACGCAGACGACGAGCCGGTATGCGCACCTGGTCGACGAGGCGGCCCGGGCGGCGGTGGCCAGGGTGAGCGACGACCTGGGAGTGTGACTGGTTGCAACGTTGGCTGCCATCCGTGGCGGCCAACGCCTACGGTCCTGTGGTGTTCATTCACCACCCATGACCGACCGAGCCGCTGAACTGGAGCGCCTGAAGAGTCAGCAGCGCGTAAAGCGCTATCGCGATCGCAAGGCGGGCTTCCTGCCGCCGCTGCCCGTGTGCCCGAAGTGCGGGGCGAAGATCCTCACCGATCGGTGGCTGCCGCTGTGCTCGATCTGCGGCAGGAACACCAGCGGTGAACGGCGTGGCAGCCGCGGGCAGCTGCACAAGGCGCGGCCGGTGCGGCTCGCCGCCGAGGAGATCATCCGCGAGCTGCGCGCCGAGGCCCGTGGACACGTTTGATCTGCTGGCGCTGCGCCATCGCGTGTCTGACTCGACGCTGCTCGACTGGGCGGAGCTGGAGCAGCTGCTGCCGCCGCGGCCCTGCCGGATCCGTGTCGCTGAACTGCGTCGCCTGTGGCGCTGCTCGCAGCCGACCGTGAGCCGACGCATCACGCGCCTGTGGGATGCGGGCCTGCTCGATTACCGGGCTGGCAGCGGCTGGTATCGGGTGCGCCGCCTGGGGCCCCTACCGCAGAAGCCAGATCGCGTGCCAGGTGCCGATCAGGAGAACGACGCCCATGACAGCGCTCATCACCGCGACCCGGATCTCGTGATCGCGGATCGCGGCGTTGACGATGTCCCGAACCTGTTGCTCATCCATGGCCGGAGGGTAGCCGGCGACGCGGGAGCGGGCTGTAGCTGATACATCCGTACCGTTGGCACTCGCGCCGGTTGAGTGCCAACGGTACAAACGCACTACCGAACGGCTGGTACAGATGCACCATCAAGCAGTGCGCAGACTGCGCGAAGAATTGATAGTACGCGTGCACTGCTTATCAATGAGATCGACTGCGCCGCAATGGATCTGAGCCGGTAGTACATCCGCTCACCCCCGATTGTTACGCGGCGTGAAGCGACCGAGTGTGACACCTGTGGAAACGGAGTTCTCCACAGGTACGGCTGTACCAGATTGGCCAGATCCCAGTTGCCGCAATGTATTTGAGCGGTAGTACGGCCGTATCAAGCGGTCCGATTCGGTGTAATAGCGATACACAAACCCGCCCCCCTTGTGCCAGTTGGGGGCGGTTGCGTGTGCGGCGAGTGTGCCAGTTATCGCTTATCTGTGCCACTACGTCACCGGCACAACCGGGCCAGATCGCTTGCGGCGCAAGGGGTTTGGCCAATTTTGGTTCATGCGTACTGGTTACGTCTTGGCACGAATGCAGCGCATACTGAAGGGGTCCCACGCACCAGTCCGATGTCCACCACCGCAATCGCTACCGAGATCCGCTGGATGGTCGCCAACACCATCAGCGATCCGATCGAGGCGCTCCGCGTCTGGGAGATCGAGATGGCCCACCCGCTCACCGATGAGCAGTTCGACGAGGTGATCCACCTCGTCCGGGGCTGAGCCCCCACCCGGGGCGCCACCCGGCGCCCCTCACTCACGTCACCCCCACCACAGACCGATGACCGTCACCGCCGCCGAGATCGCCGCCCTGGTCGCCGCCGACCGGGACGAAGCGCACGAGAACGCACTGGATGCGTTCCACGCCATCGAGGCGCTGCAGTCCACCGCCACATGGATGGAGCTGCCCATCAGCGTCAGGCGCGTGCTGTCCGCCTCGCACGCCGCGCTGGGCGCCATTGCCGATGCCATCGGTGGGGAGTGATCCCCAGCCGCACCACGGGGCGCGCCACAGCGCCCCTGACCCGTCCCACCGCACCGCACGCCATGGACACCACCGACACCGATCTCGACGCCCTGATGGCGGAGATAGACGCCATGGAGGCGGCCTGGCGCGAGACGAGCGCGCGCCTGGACGCGCTGCTGGCGCGGCCGGTGCCGGTCCACTCCATCAGCGGGCGGATTGCGGCGCTGCAGGCGCTGTCCGCCGAGAACGCCGCGGCCCTGGACGCCATCGAACGGGAGCAGGCCGCCATCGCCGCCCAGCTGGACGAGATGGAGCGGGACGACTGAGCGCCCCCAGGCGTCGCTCAGGGCCCGCAGAACACGTCTGGGCTGCCGGCCGCCACGCTGGTGCAGCCGCTGATCGCGTCGCCCACACGGCCCGCTCCACGGCCGTTCACGCGCACCGTCGTGCTGCCCACCGCGATCGGTGCCGCATGCGCCGGGCACGGCACTGGCGGCAGCAGATGCGGCGTGTTCAGGTCGCCCTGCCTGGACCAGGGGATCCCGTTGACGAACACGTCTGGCGACCCCTCCGCCCGGGTCATGCCCGAGCAGTGCGGCACGTCCGCGTCACCCACCCTGGTTGCTGCCGGCACGTTCCAACTCCATCAGCGTCTGCAGTCGCTCGTTCCACAGCGCCGCCTGAGCGTGCTGCTCAGCCGTGTGGGGCCCGGGCGGAATCTTCGGCTCGAACCGGACCACGTGCTCGAATGCCGCCGGGATGTCCTCCCAGCGGTAGAACCGCCGGACCACGCCGGCGACGACCAGGTCGAACAGGCCCTCCTCTTCCCTCATGGCCGCGGCCACAGCTCCCGGGGGGTCGCGCCGGTCGCCATCATCCGGCTCAGGCGCTCGGCTCGCTGGCCCACCTGTTTCGCCCACCGCGAGTCGAGCATCATCGTGGCCGCGCGCTTGTAGTCGCCGGCCTGGATCGTCGCCAGGGTGTGCTTGAAGCCCAGCAGGCCCGCGATGCCCATGTTGAACGCCATGTCGAGCAGCACCCGCTGGCGCACCTCATCGAGCGTCGCCACCCAGGGGAGCGCGCGCAGCAGCTCACGCTCCTCGGCTGCGATGTCGTTGGCGAGAAGCATGGCTGACTCCTCGGCGGTGATGCCGCGGTCCTCCAGGTTGCGGCCCACACCGATGGTGAGCTTCCCGGCGGTGCAGCGGTAGGGCTTCAGCCGCTCCCCCTCATGGAGGCGGAGCTGGCGCACCATCGCGTCGCGATCGATCATCGGCGGGGGAAGGCGACGCGCAGCAGCTGCAGGACCAGCTGGATCACGCTGTTGGCCCTCAGCGGCGACAGGGCCAGGATCTCGCTGGCGGCGGCAACGCCGATGGCGATCATCGTTGCGGTGTTCGGATCCATGGTCACAGTGAGGCTCCTTCGAGGTTAGACGTAGTGGAGGTAGGTGGTCAGGATGTACTTCGGGCCTGAGATCGGCGGGCGGCCGGCGTGCAGCCAGGGCCAGAGCGGCGGGAACAGCAGCAGGGTGCCGGCCCGGGGAAACCAGGAGCGGCTGCAGTGGTCATTGCCCCAGGTCAGGAACTCAGTCTCGCCGCCCTCCTCCACGTCGTTGAGGTAGAGCAGCGCCGCCAGGAACCGCCGCGCGCTGGCGTGGTCGCCCACGTCGACATGCGGGTCGAACCGGTCATGGCCCCCGGTGCGGTAGCCCTTGATCCGCAGCTCCTCGAACGCGAGGTCCTGCGGCCACTGGGTCACGTCGATGTCCAGGTCGCGGCTGTACCGCTCGAACATGGGGAAGACGGCCTTGAACGCCAGGTCGTGGCCGTCGCTCCAGTGCTGGGTGAGGTTGAGTTCGGAGAACGCGAACCCCTCGTTGTCGTGGATCAGGTGGTGGTCGCTGCGGTCACAGAACCCGTGGACCAGCTCCTGGCATTGCTCGGGCGACAGGACGCCGGGGTAGACACGGACCAGATCCGCCAGCTGCATGAGGCCTCTGCTCAGGGCTGCGCCACTATGGCCCAGCCGGTGGCCGGGCCTTCGACCATCCAGCGCTGGCCGAGGTTCTGGCGGGAGTAGCGGAGGCGTGCGCCCCAGTTGTTGCGGTAGACGCCGGCCACCAGGTCGAGGTCGCCGAAGGGATCGTGGACGATGATCGCGTCGTCGGTGTAGCCGATCGCGCAGATCCAGTGGCCGCCGCCGGTGGGTGCGGTGACGGGCCCCTTGTGGAGGATCCCGAGCGGCACCGGGATGCCGCGATCGATCTGCCCCTCGATGGTCTTCCAGCTGGCGTTCGGCACCAGGCTGGCCTCAATGCCGAAGGACTGCAGCGCCTTGATCTGGCTCTGGGCATCGGTGGTGTCGCCGTAGCGCAACACCCTGCCCAGGTAGGCGTCGTCACCGTTGGGGCCTTGGAGGGTGCCGGGTCGCAGCGTCTCGAGGAGCATGGCGCAGCTGGACGAGAAGCACATCCGCAGTGCGTGCTCGGTCTGGCTGTCGCGCTGGCTGAAGTAGGGCACCCGCAGGGGGTTGGTGATGGCCCGGGTCGCCTCCTGCTTCCCGTCGGCCTTCCATGTCTGATACCAGCTGGCGTCGCGCTGCTTCAGGCTCGCCGGCACCGCCTCCCAGAACTGCTGCACCGCCGCCCGCTGATGCGGCAGGCCCTTCCAGTGCTCGAAGAACGGGATGAAGTCGGCGATCATCGTGTCTGTGCAGGGGGTGGATGGTCAAGCCCGAACTCGATGCGAGGTGACAGCATCGCCACCAGCACCGGCATGACCACGCTGACCACGACCGCGAGGATCACGCCCTGGGCGACCTTCTTCTCCACCTCGTTGAGCCGACTGAAGGCGCTGGCAAGGTCGATGTGCTTCTGGGCCAGGCTCTGGTGCATGGCGTCGAGCTTGCCCTCCAGCATGCCGAGCTTGTGGAGGATGTCCCCATGGGAGACGTCGTGTTCACCCGGCATGCTGCTGATGCTCATCGCCCGAGGTTACTTCAGCCGCCAATACTCGGGAGTGCGGCCGTAGTAGCTGGTGTAACTGCTTGGAGATCCGACCCATGAGAAGGTCCCCCGGCTGGAGCTGTTGCTGATGATCGACCCGTCGCTCTGGACGATGCCAATGTGGGGATAGGGCGGGCTGCCGTTGTCGCGCAGGATGACGATTGCGCCAGGCTCTGGTCCGCTGAGCAGTGTGCCACCACCGTTGGCCAGCGCTGCCCGGGCATCGGGCACATAGTTGCTGTTGCCCCAGGGTGGTGTGATGCCAGCGCTCCTGAGTACCTTGTTGACGGCGTAGACGCAAGCGTTGTTGCCGCCGTCGGGGCCGCCGCGAGTGTTCATCCCGCGCGCCTGCGAGGCCGCTGACGAAACCAGTCTGGCCTTCTCCGTCGCCGGCTTTCCGTTGTTCGCGCCGGTGCCTTCTGTCCAGTCGCTGCTCTCCTCGCCCTGCGTGCCGCATTTCACCGACGTGGAGTAGCCGCCGCCGCCCAGGTCGTGGGTCACAGTCTTCACGTTCCACTGCCCGTCCACCTCCGGTCGGAACCCGCTGAGGCTGACGAGGCCCTCGGCGTTCACCTCAGGCCGGCCTGGCATCGTCAGGCTGACCCGCACCTCGCCGGCCCGCAGCGACTGGAGGCGAGACTCGGCCCCCTTCTGCGCTTCGTCCTGGGTCTTGAAGAGCTGCTTCTCCTCGAAGGTCGGCAGGGTGCCCTTCTCGCCGGCCGTCAGCGTCTTCTCGGTGTTGGTCGTTCGGTCCAGGTAGCGAGCGGTCACCCCTCCATAGGCCCCGCGGTTCTTCAGCGTCGCCCGCCAGTTCGTCACCTCGTTCGCCTTGATCGCGAACGACTGGATGTTCTCGCCGCCCAGGCCGGCCGGGATCGAGCCACCGCTGGCCGCGGCCGACAGGTAGCTGCGGTAGGCGCCGCTGCGGTAGACCGACCAGGCGTTGAAGCCCTGCTGCTGGAAGATGGCCCGGGCGGCCCTGGCGTTGGTCGCCGGGTTGTAGAGCTGCTCATTGCTCGACAGCCCCAGCTGGGCGCGCCGGGCCGGCCCCAGGCTGCCGTACATGTTGATCTGCCACAGCCCGTAGCTGAGATCCGGGGGGCGGCTGTTCAGCTCGCGAGGATTGCCCTGGGACTCCGCCATCGCGATCGCGCCCATCGTCACCGCGTCGTTGCCGGTGAAGCCGGCCGCGCGCGCGAGCGCCGTCGCCTGCCCGGCGGCGATCCGCCCGGTGATGTTCACCGATGGCGCGATCGCTCCGGTGCCGCGCTCCACCATCACCAGCTTGCCATCCGCCGGCTTGATGGTCGCCTTGTACTTCTCCGCCAGGCGGGTGAGGAACGCCTGGTCGCTCTCGTTCGTCTGGTCCTCGTGCTTGATCGGCGTGCTGGCCAGGTTGCCCTTGATCGTCAGCTGCAGGCCGTTGCGCTTGCCGATGTCCTGCACGATCTGGCCCAGGGTGGTGTCGTGCCAGCTCTGGGTTCGCTGCTCCTTCACCAGCTCAGGCGCTGTCGCCGCGGCCGTGGCCCGGATGACCATGCTGCGGGGCCCGTTGCTGAGCTCCACCTCGTCGACCGCGAACGACCCCATGAAGGTCGGCTTGGAGTATCCCAGCCAGACGCGGATCCATGCGCCGGAGCGCGGGACCGGCACCCGTGCGTCACGGTCATCGAGGCCGATCTCGAGGCTGTCGCTCTGCTGCCCCGCCTGGTCAGTGATGCGCAGGCTCGTCAGGCGATCCCGGATCAGGTCGGTGATGTCGTTGCCGTCAGCGACGATCCGGAACGAAGGGGTGGTCATCGATCAGTCCCAGATCCTCACGGTCGTGGTGGTGCTGGGCTCCGGCAGATCCGGCAGGAGGATCGTCAGCCCGTCGGGGAGGATCGGGGCCAGGTCCGCCAGGCCTGGGTTGGCCAGCAGGACCGCCTCGACCGTCTGCTGGGTCCGCCCGTAGTAGGCGTGGCAGATCGCGTCCACCTCATCGAACTGGCGGGTGATGTAGAGCTGGCTCATGGCTGGATCGCCTGCCGCACGGTGTCGGTGATGAACGGGTCGACGTCCAGCATGGTGGAGATGGTGGCGACGCTGCCGAGGAGGTCGCGCAGCGCCGTGCCGCCGCCGGTGCCGCCGCCGAGGGTGTTGAGCATGGAGGTGGTCGCCGGCTGGAGGGCTTGCAGCGCGACGCTCATCGACGGTGCGCCGCGGCCGGTGGCGACCTGCTGGAGCATCTGCGCAGCGTTGATCCCCAGCTGGCCCCACACGCCCCGCTGCGACGTGCTGAGGGAGCTGAGGCCGAATGCGCCAAGCGCTGCACCGACGTAGTCCTGGTTGGCGATGGAGCGCGCGACGGTCGCCAGCTGGCCGAGGCCGAAGCCTGCGCCAGTGGCGGCCGTGACGACATCCGTGTTTGCCGCCTGGCTCACCCATGACGCGGCATCGAAGGCGCTGCCGGCACCCACGAACGACGGCAGCGCGCCGGTGGTGGTGAGCGGTGCGGCGGAGTTGAAGGCGACGCTGAGGGGGCTGGCGGCCTGCCCCGGGTTGTCCTCCACGTAGCGCCCCAGCTGGACGGAGAACGTGATCTGACGCGCCCCGCCGCCGGGGGCGAACGTCGACAGCCCCTCGCGCAGGCTGATGATCGCCCACTTCCCGTAGATCTTCCCCAGCCCATCGGTGAGCGCCACCGGCTGGCCCTTCTCGGCGATCGCCCGCAGCTGATCCAGGGTGGACCGGCGCCCGCTGAAGCCGGGGTAGAGCACGCCGTCGAGAGTGATCTGCTGGCCGCCGGGGCCCAGGAACTGCAGCGCGGGATCGCGCAGGAGCCGGTCCTGGCTCTCCCAGCGGTAGTCAGCGACCCGCTCCAGCGTCTGCGGGACGCCGTTCGGCAGATCGAACTGGAAGGTGCCGAGCTGGAAGAGGGGGCGTGCCATGGTCAGTCGTTCAGGGCGACGCGGTAGTCACCGTAGACGCGGGCGAGGAGATCCTCGAAGGCAAGGCGCACCTGCTCACGGATGCTGTGGCTGTCGCCGCCGGCGGCATGGATGGTGATGGGCGCGTTGATGGTGATGGGCGGCTTGGACTGCGGCGCGGCCCCCTGCGAGGGGATGCGCAGATCGACGGTCGGCGCAGCCTGCCTGCCAGGCGCGACGCTGATGGGCTGGGCGATGCGGGGGATGATCGCGCCGTCCATGCCGGGCACAAACAGCTCTCGGCGACGCTCCCCGACGATGTAGCCCATGCCGGCGAGCACCCGGCCGCCATTGGCGCGGCCTGGAGGCGCAGGTGCTGTCGGGGCTGCAGGAGCGGCAGGAGCCGCCGGTGCACTGCCCCCGCCCCCGCCGTTGATCATCGACCCGATGCGCGAGACCGCGCTGCCGATCCAGGAGAACAGCGCGCCGGCCCGGGCCTTCAGCCCATCGATGATGCTCGTGATGATCTTCTGCCCGATGCCCGCGTTGGTGAAGAGGTTGATGATCAGCGCGGGGACCGGGAACATGACCGCCAGCACCTTCGGCCCCCAGGCGCGGATGATGCCCAGGGCCTTGTTGAACAGGTCGCCGAACCAGCTGGTCCACTGCCCCCACTCACGCTTCGTCCCTTCCCAGATGGCGATCGCCTTGTCGCCGATGCTCTTCCAGGCTGACAGCGCTGCGGCTTTCACCGCGTCCCAGTTCTTGACCAGGGCGTAGATGCCGACGCCGATGCCGGCGATCAGCGCGACCCACGGCAGGAGGGGGAGCGACGCAGTCCAGATGGCTGTCCCGAGTCCTGCAATCGCCGGCAGCCAGCCCGCGATCAGCCCGCCAAGGTTCACGGCGACCAGTGCGGTCTTGAGGGTGCCGATGGCGGTGACCACCCCGGCGATGACCGGCAGCGCGAGAACCAGGCCGGCCAGCGCGCCGCCGATCAGCACGATGCCGGTGGCGATGCGTGGGTTGCTGGCGGCGAAGTTGGCGAAGCCCTCCGCCAGCGGCGTGATGATCTCCGCCAGGCGGGTGAGCGGTGGCAGCAGGGCATTGCCGACGGCGATGCCGAGCCGCTGGGCGCTGTTCTGGAAGCTGGTCAGCGTGCCCTGGAAGGTCTTGAGGCTGCGCTGATAGTCCTTGTCGACGGTGCCGGCGGCAGTCTGGCCGCCTGCATCGGCCTTCAGCTTCTCGTACTCCTTCCGGTACTTCATCAGCGACATCAGGCCCAGCTTGGCCTCCTTGTCGCCGAAGATCTGGGACAGCTTGAAGACGTCGCCGCCGGTCACCCGCTGCAGCTCGGCGATCGCGGCCTCCATCGGGTTGATGCCCTTGGCCTTGGCGTCCTTCAACACCTGCTCAATGTTGACGCCGAACTTGCTGAAGTTCTTCACCGCGTCAGGCGCGGTCATCTTCAGCATCGCGTCCGTCATCCGGGTTGCGGCCTGGCCAGCGTCCGGCGCGTCCTTCCGCACCATCTGCATCATCGCCGCCAGGGCGACGGCGCCCTTCTTGCCCTCGATTCCCATGGTGCCGGCGGCCGCGGCGATGGTGGGCATGAACTGCGCCATGTCCTTCAGCTCGAACGCGCCCTGCTTGCCGGCGAAGGCCAGCGCATCGAACGTCGCCTTCAGCTCGGTGGGTCGGATCTTCAGCGCGTTCTGCAGCTGGAAGCCGGTCTTCGTGACGTCGAGGAGATCGGAGTTCGTGGCGGTCGCCACCCGGCCAAGCGCCTCCATGGAGGCGACGGCATCGTTCAGCTCCAGGCCCTGGGCCACAAGGTCCTGGATGCCGGCCGCCAGCTTCTCCGGGGCCAGGTTGGTGATGTTGCGGCCGGAGAGCTGCAGGATCTGCCCGCTCAGCTTCTTCAGCTCGACGTCGCCGACGTTGGCGGTCTTGCCGATGTCGGCCAGCACGCTCTCGAATCGCGCCGCGGTTCGGACGCTGCCGGCGAGCGCCACGCCGATCCCTGCCGCGCCGACCGCGGCCTGCTGCCAGAGGGCGTTGTCGAAGATGCCCTTGAAACCCTTGCGGCCTGAAGCCGCCGCGTCGTTCATCGTCCGGGTGACGTTCCGCCCGAACGACGACACCTTCACCTGTGCGCTGCGCAGGCTGGCCCCGAGACTGGCCGCGATCTTGCCGCCGATCTCGACCGTGATCTTCTGGGGCCCGCCGCCGATCATTTCCTCATCGCCTCCGCGATCTCATTCTGGACGGTCTGCGCCTCGAGGAACCAGGCCCAGAACTCATCGGTCTCCATCTCCAGGATGTCGGCCAGGCCGGTGCTGGTCCATCCGGAGAGCAGCACTGCCGCCCTCCGGATGTCGGCCTCTACCGCCTGGCCTGCCTGAAATCCTGCACCTGCTTCTCCAGCCTCGACCAGTCGGCGGAGTCGAGGTCCAGCAGGTCGTCGACCGTCACCTCACAGAGGTTGGCGACGAGGAGAAGCGACTTGTCCTCGTCGCTGCCGGAGTGCTTCGATGCCGCCAGGTCGTCGCGCACCTTGGGTCGGCGCATGACCAGGTGGCTCACCTCAACGCCGCTGATCTGGATCGGGAAGTCGAGTTCGATCTTCGCGGTGTTGGGATGCAGGTTCTTGGAAGCGCTCATTCAGATCAGACCCCGATGGCGGTGCGGATGGACTCCAGCTGATCCACGCCGTTGATGCGACGGATCATGTTCACCTTGTCGATCTCGACCAGCTCGCGGCCGGCGACGGTGAGCTTGTAGTACCGGAGGGCGAAGTTGAACGTGCCGGTCGCCATGTCGCCGCTCTTCCAGTCGCCCGGATCCAGCTCCTTGATCACGCCGGTCATGTTGACGATGACCGGCTCAGCGGGTTCGCCATCACGGCGGATCGCGCCGCGGGCGGTGAGCTGCGTGTCGGCCGATGCCAGGCCGTAGAGCGCCACGATGTCGGGGTTGTACTCGGCCAGGACGAAGGAGCCCTCCAGCTTCTCCATCCCCATGTCGAGCTCGACTGGGGCGTCCATGCCGCCGCCGCGGAACTCCTCCATCTTGGTGGTGAGGGTCGGCAGCGTGAGGGTGTCGATGAGGCCGGCGAGGCCGCGGCCATCGACGAAGAGGCTGAAGTTCTTCAGTACGCGTGGGATCTGGGCCATGGGTCAGTCCTGCAGGGTGAGCGGTGGGGTGATCAGGCGAAGAGGTCGACCACGTAGGAGTTGACCAGGTGGCTGCGGAAGGTCACGCGCTCGGCCGGATAGGGAGGCGTGAACTCGAAGTCGAAGAACACCTGCCCGTTGGCGATGCTGGTCGGCGAGTTCAGCTCGGGATCGACCCAGACGTCGCCGCCGAGGATTGCTCCGCGGGCCTTGAGGCTGCGCAGGTAGCCGCGCACCGACTCCATCACCTCCTCGAGGTAGGTGGCGGTGATGCAGCGATCGACGGCCCAGAGGTGGCCGCGGAGGATCGACTCGTTGATCATGTCGGCCGTCCTGCGCACGCTCAGGAAGGCGTAGAGCGGCTCGGCGCTGAGGGTGCGGTTGCCCCAGAGGCGGAAGCCCTGCTCACGGACGATCGTGGCGATCTTGAACTCGTTGAGCAGGTTGGCCCGGCTGGTGTAGTCGCCCAGGGCGAAGTCAATGGCCCGGGCCGTGCCCTCGATGCCGTTGATCTCGTTGTTGGAGGGCGACCACCAGAAGCCGCGCTCGTTGTCGACCTTGTTGATCAGGCCGGCGACAGCGCTGGAGGCGGGCACAGCCTCGCCGTTCCGCAGCACCCAGGGATCGACGACGAAGATCCGATCGGAGCCGAAGTCATCGGCGATCTGAATCGCGTCCGCGTCGACGGTGTTGGGACCGTCGGCGATGATTACCGCGCGCAGGCGCTGCGCGATGCCCACCATCTCGGCGAGCACCTCGGACCGCACGGTGCCGCGGTTCACGTTGCCGGCTGATGCCTGCGCCAGCGTGCCGGATCCACCAGGGGCTGGAGGGGCGATGGTGACCGTGGGGCTGGAGGTGTAGCCCTTGCCCGGGGTGGTGATGGTGATGCTCACCACCTTGCCGGCATTGGCGCTGTTGGGTCCGCCGAGGACGGCGACAGCAGTGGCTCCTGTGCCGCCGCCGCCGGTGATGGTCACGGCAGGCGCGCTGGTGTAGCCGCTGCCACCATCCGCCACCGCGATCGAGAGGATGCCGTTGCTGGTCCGCTGATGGGTGAAGCCAGGAGCGCAGAGCACACGCGGGCTGAAGCCGACCGCGTTCTCGGCGGCGAGGAATGCGTGCACGCCGCGATAGGCGCCGGTGCTCGGGGTGATGCCGCCGACGACGTTGTCGATCGCGTCGGCTTCGCTCGTTCCTTGAGCGACACGAACGACGACCACGACAGCGCCGGCCTGGTCATAGATCAGATCCAGGGCCTTCGGCAGGGTGCCATTGTTTCCCAGGGCAGCGAGTTCGCTGCGGCTGGCGACCAGCACCGGAGTATTGAACGGGAACTTCTGATTGTCAGCGTTAGAAGCGGTGCCGATGACGCCGATCACGCTGGATCGAACGGTCTGGATCGGCCGGGCCCCAGTGTCGATCTGGAGCACCTCCACACCATGGAGGAAGGTCGTAGTCATGGGCGGAAGCCTCCTGTCGTGTCGATTCTAGGGGTGCTCAGCGACCCTGCCCCCGCAGCTTCTTACGGCCGCGACGACGCGGGCGAGAGCGCTGGCCCTGCCCCTGGCTGGTGGTCTTGGGTGGGCCGGGCTGGTGCTCAATGCGGGCAGCGCCCTGCTTGCTGCGAACGGCCATGGTTCACTCCCACGAGATGCTGGCGAAACCGCCATCGAAGGCCGGCGTGCCGGCGGCGGTTGTCAGGCGGACCATGCCCAGGGAATTGGTGAGTGGAGCGAGACCACTGGAGACGACAGATGACGGCGACGTCTGCGTGTTGTTGGCCGTGATGTTCACGATCCAGTTGTTGAGCCCCGGCTCAAGCAGCTCCATCGTGACTCGCCCAGTCCAGATGTAGGTGGCGGAATTGTTGTAGAGCGGAATACCAGCGGATGATGTTGCGCTGATGATTCCACCACCCCACGAAAAGACGGACTGACAGTTGATGTAGCCACTGGCCAGCGGCGTTGATCCGGTTCCGAGTTGAACCAGGATGTCGCTGGCTCCATTGGTCGAGACTCCGTACAGCAGCAGTGTGACGCGTCGGGCCCACGATGGAATGCCTAGGAAGTCCTTATAGGTTCCGCTCTGCGTCGCCTGCGCGCTGCTGAGGTGAATCATTGATTCACCAACCTTGGCGCGCGTTACCGCACTGTCTGCCAGTTTGGCGGTTCCAATCGAGCCATCAGCGATTGATTGCAGATAGCGAGCGTCGGTCTCTGCCTTGGTGTAGCGATTGCTCAGCGCGGTGGTCATCGTCGCCGCGAAGTTGGCGTCATCGCTCA